ATGCGTTTGTTTTAGATGATTATGGTGTCAAAGGTGCTGTTATGGAGTACGGATGGGACGAAGATGCAGGTGAATTTGGAATTGTAGATACAAATGGATTTGATGATTTTTATAGTATTGATAGCATTAGAGTTGTTGGAAATATCTATGAGAATAAAGATTTGATTACAAGATAAAATAAATCTTTGATAGGAGGTAACTAATATATGTATAAATTATTTTCATTTCCAAATCCGGAAACTCATGCTCACGGAACTATTATTGGAATAAAGGATGAGGACGGGAAAGAGGTTGATGCATATTTTAGAGATCAAAACGATGCATTTGATTACATTAAAACAAAATTAGAAAATGATGAACAGTATAAGAATTTCATTTCTCATCCAGAGATTTATGCAAAAGATATTTATGATGCATTAGATGATTGGAATAAAGCAATGATACAAAAATCTTTGGTTAGCAAATATAAAAACCAATGTATGTATGAATATTTTATGAAGGAGTAAATAAAAACAAAGTTTGATCAGGAGGATAACATGACAGTAGGCGATTTAATTCATGAATTAAATAAATATGATAAAAGTAAGAAAGCTGTATTTAGTGAATATGTTTTAAAGTCTATCGAAGGACTTAATTGTTATTGTCCAGAACCAAGAGACATAGCATTGGTAGATGATGAATTGCATGATGGATGTGTCACTTTGATTTTAGGCGTAGACACAATAGAATAACACTTTAATAGGAGAAATTATGGTTGAAAAATATGTTTTAAAACACAGAAAAGATTCAGAGCCAATCCAAGTATTAAAGTACACTGGCTGCAATTATGATGAAGTTATGGAGTTTATTGGTGATAGTTGGGGAGAGATAAAATATGTACCAAAAGAATGGTACGTTGGATTTGAAGACAATGTATTAGATTTTAAAGATGAAACCGGATCAATGTTCTGTTATGCCGGAGATTATATTATTAACGATAATAACAATGTACATTGTCTTCAGAAATTTTATCCATGTAGAAAACATTTATTTGAACCATATTATGAACCATATGATAAAAGCAGCATTTGATGAGGAGGTGTGAAATGATTACAAACCCTAGACATGGTTGGTGTAGTTTTGAATTAGGAGACTTTAAAGGTTCTCCAAGTTATTTAACAGACGTACCGGTTGAATTGTTAGATGCATTTCTTGATTACCATACAAAAGGATATGGAGTAGCAGTTTTTGACGAAGAAGGATCTTATTTTACACTAGTTATGACAGCATATAATTGGGGAATATATATTATAGAAGAAAAGGATTATCCAAAGTTACATACTTTTGGTGATTTTGATGTTGATGATTTAAAAGAAGAACTGGTAAGAGATATTGAGAAAGATTTGAATGGTTGGTCTGAATTTATTACAGATGATGACCCAGAAGAAATTGCACAACACAGAAATGAAATTCGACAGAGAATTGCAAGACTGAAACACAATTGGTAAATCAGGAGGAAAGAACAATGGTTGATTTTGATGATTATTTTGGTGGTTTAACCAGAGAAGAATATGAACAAGTATCTGAAGAACACTTCAAATATATTGACCATATATGCAAATGTGATTATGAAAGAGCTTCATTGTTGTTAGATAAGTTCAAGGAAAATTTATTTGCCAGTGAATTTATTTCTGATGAAGAAGCAACAATGCTTTATCATACAATTTTAAATTGGAAAGATAAATCTGAGATGTATGACGGCTTATGTGACTAAATGCAAAAATTAAAAACCCTTTAAAATAAGGGTTTTTCAAAGGTCAATAAGTCAATAAAAACAGAATTTGATTCGGAGGTAAGAAGGAGGTGGAAAAAAAATAAAAATAGAAAATGTAAATATTGGAGTGCCGTATACTTACAAAGAACTATGTGATTTGTTAGGTGCTAAATATACAAATGCGACTAATAAAAAGGTTGAATTTCTTGAAGAATTGGAAAGCTATTGTGAGTACGAAAGAGTTGATAGTAAACATTTTATAATAACAAATATATATGATAATCCATTACCTACATTATGCAATGGCTATTATTACAAAACAATAATTATTCCAGTTAAGTGTTCAAAAGAAGATTATGATTACTTAATGCAATGTAGTAAATGGGCAGGAGATTGTTGGAATAAAATTGTAGAAGCAGATCATTCTTTCCATGAACAAAATGACAGATGGATGAAAAAATGTGAGCTGCAAAATTTTGTAAAAGGATTAACTCCACTTCATGCTGTTGGTAATCAACACGTATATATTAAGTATGAAACTTCTCGTGATGCAATGTTTAGATCAATTGAGTCAGAACATAGTGGCAGCAACAAAGTAAGACTTCCATATAAAAAGAAAAAATATTTTGTAGTTGGTTGGAATGTTTTTTGTTCCCAGATTGATTATAAGAATCATATTTTAAAGCTTGCAAAGAAAGCAGATGAGAATAGAAGACAACAGAAACCTATTGTATGTTATTTTAAGACAATGCCAAAGCATGTTGTTGAGATTGAGTTGATATACAGAAATGGTTTATGTTTAGCAATTAAATATAAAGAACCAAAAACAAATGATACCATCCAGTACAATAATGTTGCTGCAATAGACCTTGGTGAAATACATAGTATCACTTCTATTGATAATAATGGTAATGCAATTATTATTACTGGAAGAAGGATTAGAAGTATTAAAAGATTGCAAAACAAAGAACAAGCAAAACTTCGTAGTAAAAGAGATAAACTTACAAAAGGAAGTAGACAATATAAGAAATACAGTCGAGCCATATATAAACTAAAGATAAAATCAGATAGGCAGATTTTGGACTGTGTTCATAAGATAAGCAAATTGTACTTAGATTATTGCATTGAAAATAATATCTCAAAAGTTTATTACGGAGACTTAGATTCTTGCACAAGAAATACAAAAGAAAGAACCGGTAAATTAGTAGGACAGAAGTTAAATGATTGGTGTTATGGATTGTTGACACAGCAGTTGGAAAACAAATTGAGTAGATATGGTATTGAAATGATAAAGATTTCAGAAGCATATAGTTCCCAGACTTGTCCTCATTGTGGTAATAAGTACAAGCCAACTAATAGAAATTATCAGTGTAAATGTTGTGGATATGTACAACATAGAGATTTAGTTGGAGCGATGAATATTCTTAGCTTCAATGAAAAAGATGTTCATATTGAAAAGTATAGTAACTTAAAGTATCTACGTATTGCGTAAAGCAGAAGTAGTAGATGGGTAGGTTGGACTCCTAAGTAGTCTGGTTAAAATGTAATCAGAAAGTACAAAATATTGTACACCCAACCAAACCAGAGTTTTATGAGTGCGAAGATTATTCACACTCAGCTCTGCAATACATACCAAATCTATGTAAACATATGTATTCATCAGAATCATGTGTTTTGATTTCGCAATCACCATACATTTGATGGCATTTGGAACAAGTAAACAGTAGTTCTTCCGAAAAAGGTAATTTTTTGCCATATTCATAAATTTCGTCATAGTCAGATAAGAATTCAAATAGTTCTTCTTCCGACATAGAATTGATGATGTTACATAAAGTGGTTTTAATTCTTTCAAGATTTGTCATAGTTAAGTACCTCCGTATATGTTCTTATATGTATAGGATAGTATGTATTAGATGCCAAATCAAGAAAAATAGCTTTCCGATTTTAAAATTTAATAGGAGTGAGTTTATGACAGTTGGAGATTTAATTAAAGATAAAAACTATGATTATATATCTTGGAGAGTAACATTGCCTGAAGATTTGGGTGGTGAAGATATATTCTTTGGCGCAGCTAAAAGTGAGAATGGTAAATTAATTTCTCTTGACGGAGACAGTTATTCAGAATGCACTGAAATTATTGGTTATGAAGAATGGGACAATCCGGAAGAAGGAATTAAAAACGGTCTTACAGTAATTTATAAAGGTGAATGGATGAGGTGATGCTTAATGAAATGGAATGTGTATATCTATAATTTTAATCAAAATAGAATAGAGAAATACAACGTATTTAAACACGGTTCTTTTATGGAATATCTAAAGAAAGCTTGCGAAGAATGTAAAAGTAAAGACATGCTCGCTGAAAAAATTAAGTCTGAATTGAGATATTATTTTTGGGCAAAAAGCCAATGGGAAATTATTATTTCTCCGTGGGTCGGCAAGTCAGAACCATGCGATATAAAAATAGACGTGTTCGACCAGGTAATGATGAATTTTGATATTTTTGTGGATTATATTTGGAAAAATAGAAAGGAACTTTTAGAATTATGAAAAGAATAATTAAAGTAACTGCTACTTACGATTTGAGTGATCCAAAATTTAAACAATTTCAGATTACTCCAAAAGAAAGAGTAAAAGAGATGATAGAAAAAGATGTTATACATGTATTTGCCGGAGAAGGATTTCGTGGTGTAGAAGTTGAAGTTATTGATAAATAAAATCTTGGTTTGGTTAGGTGGTGAGTTATGTTTAAAGTGATTGATATGTGTGATTGTATTCACGATGCATATGGAACATTTATTGATGAAGATGGAGATGTCCAGCTTATCTTATGTAATAGTTTTGGAGAGTTTTATAAAACCGATTCCATTAAAGGATATTATAAATTGTATGAAGAGTCTACAGAATATGATTTGCGTATTATCTTTCCGCAAACAATAGGGGATATAACATTTTATGATAGACATGAATTGATTGAATGGGTAATGAATCAACAAAAGATAAACAAGAATATATAAATAAAAGAAATGTTTGATTAGGAGAAAAAATATGGGTAAGTTATATTTTTTGGTCGGACTCCCCGGTTCCGGCAAGAGTACATATGCAGAAAAATTGAAAGAAGAAGGAGTTATTATTCATTCTTCGGATGCGATTAGAGAAGAGTTCGGTGATGTTAACGACCAGAGTAAGAATACAGATGTATTTACAATTCTTCATAGAAGAATTAAGGACGATTTAAGAGACGGTAAGAATGTCTGCTATGATGCAACAAATCTCTCACGCAAGAGACGAGTGGCTTTTCTTCGAGAACTAAAGAACATTCCGTGTGAAAAAATTTGTATATTAATTGCTACACCGTTTGAGAGATGTTTATTACAGAACTTAGAAAGAGAACGTACTGTTCCTAGAGATGTTTTAGACAGAATGTATAGAAACTTTCAGATACCTTGTAAACAAGAAGGGTTTGATGAAGTTATTATTCATTATCTGAAAGAAGAATTTAAAGAGTATTATGGAGATGTTGCAGACCATGTGAATGGTTTGTGTGATTTTGAGCAAAATAATTCTCATCATGCACTTACTCTTGGCGAACATATGAAAGTGGCTGGCCGTTATATATCTTCAATCGTAAAAGAAGAGAACGACCTTGTTCATGCTACATATACACACGACATTGGTAAAGTTGATACTAAGGCTTTTATGAATGCTAAAGGAGAACCTATTGAAGAAGCACATTTCTACAATCATCAGAATGTTGGCTGCTATAAAAGTTTATTCTTTGGATACCCTTCATATATTAATAAAGAACATGTTGCATTATTAATTGAATTACATATGAATCCTTGGTTAGTTTGGGAACAGTCTGAGAAAGCAAAACAAAAAGAATTAGAGCTATTTGGTGAAGATATTGTCGCAGAAGTAGAGTTATTACATCAGGCAGATTTATATGCTCATTAATTAAACTAATTAAAATAATAACTTGACAAAGCAAAAGTTATCTGATAATATACAATTAAACTAATCAAAATAATAAATATGCAAGACAAAAACAAGAGAGGAGATTCAAATATGTGTTACATTTTTGTTGACGGAGATATTTATCTTGGTATGAGTCAGAATAGTTATTTGCCTGTTAAGGATAAACTAAAAGCTAAAAGATTTCCGTCAAAACAATATGCAGAAAATATATTTAAAAGTAGTGTTCCTAAGATTTTGAAAAAAACTTATGATTGGAATATTGAAGAAGCAGAAGAATTAGAAGTTAATAGAAAAGTAAATGCTTCATATGTACATATAGATGTTACAGATTTGCAAACTATTATTAATGATTTATCCAATAAGATATCAACTTTACAAGGCAATAAAGAATGGCTTTTAGAACAAGAGTCGAATATTGATAAACAGATCAGTGATATCCTACACTTTATTGAGTTTGAAAAATTCTCTGCATCTGAAGGTTTTAAATTGTGTAAGGCTTTAAAAGAGTTGAGATTAAAGAGAAGAGATGTCAAGAACGAACTTGAGATTATTGGTATTCTAAATTCACATACATGCAACAATATTGCTAACGGACATACGAATAAAGCTATTTCCGGAATTGAGAATAAACAATATACTCCTAGAGTATTAACTGAATTATTTGAAAATAGGAATATAAATGATTTAATTTAAAAATTAAACTAATCAAAATAATAAAATACTATTGACAAGAGTTTTCTGATATGATAATATAACAATATCGAAACTAATCAAAATAATAATTAGTAAAGATAACAAGAGTTTTCTTGTGTAAAACCTTCCTTTCTAAAATGGCAGTGTTAAAGCTGCCAACATTGGGCTATCGCCAAGCGGTAAGGCACAGGACTTTGACTCCTGCATTCGTTGGTTCGAATCCAACTAGCCCAGTTTCTATAAAATTCGCATAAATAATTAATAGGAGGTATATTATGGAATTTGTAGCTATGAGAGACAAGTTAATGGAGAACTTCGCAGAGATGACAAAGGATGTAACACATTTATTTGAGGTAAATGTTGATAAGGATGAAATGTGGAATCTTTATCTGGATAGTTTTCCGGCTGGCACAAATGAGATTTACAGAGAGCGCCGAGAACATGATTGTAGTTGTTGTCGTCAGTTTATCAAAACTATTGGTAATGCAGTTGTAATCAAGAACAATAAGATTACAACCATTTGGGATTTTAATACAGACGATAGTACATATCAGCCAGTGTTAGATGCTTTAGCAGCTTTCATTAAATCTCACGCAGTTTCAGATATTTATGTAAGTAAGTTTAAAAAGATTGGAACTTTGCAGAATTATGAAGAGATGGAAAACGGTCATATGCACGAATGGAGTCACTTCTTCTTAGAACTTCCTGATAAGTTTGTAGATAGAAGTAACCGTTCTGAGGGTGATATCAAAGGTGGTTTAAGAGATACAAAAAATGTATTCAAACGTTCTCTTGATGAAATTGATATGGATTCACTTGATACAATTCTTGAACTTATTACATCAAACACTTTATATAAGGGAGAAGAATGGAAGGGTGCTTTAACTGAGTTTCGTAAGTATAAGAAAGAATATGACAAACTCACAACTGAAGAAGAGAAGAATAATTTTGCATGGGAACAGTCTGTAAAAGTTGGCATTGCAATTGGCAGAATCAGAAATCACAGTATTGGTACTCTGCTTGTAAATGTAAGCGAAGGTATGGATTTAGATACAGCAGTTAAGAAGTATGAACAGATTGTTGCACCTAGCAATTATAAACGTCCAAAAGAAATCTTTACAAAGAAAATGTTAGAAGACGCAAAGAAGACCATTGAAGAATTAGGATATATAGATTCTCTTAGTAGAAGATTTGCTACTCTTGATGATATTACAGTAAATAACATCTTATTCTCTAATAAAGATTCTGCTAAGAGAATTGGTGGTATGGATGACATATTTGGTGAGATGGAAAGAGAAGTTATTTCAAATCCTAAGAAGTTTTCTAAAGTAGAAGAAATTCCAGTTGATAAATTTGTATCTGATGTACTTCCAACTGTCAGTGAAGTAGAAGTTTACTTTGAAAATAAGCATACAAACAATATGGTTTCACTTATTGCACCTGAAAATAGAGATGCAAAGACAATGTTTAAGTGGAACAATAATTTTGGATGGGCTTATGCCGGCAACATGACAGACTCTATGAAGGAAAGAGTAAAGGCGGCTGGTGGTAAGGTTGATGGTGATTTGAGATTTTCTATTCAGTGGAATGAAGATGGAAAAGATAATTGCGACCTTGATGCACATTGTAAGGAAGCAACTGGATTTGAAATTTACTATGGAGATAAGTATTCAAGATATACAAATGGCAGACTTGATGTTGATATTATTCATCCAGACGGAAATATTGCGGTTGAAAATATCACATGGGCAGATAGAAGAACTATGAAGACTGGCAAGTACTTATTCTTTGTACATCAGTTCTCAGGAAATGCAAGAAATGGATTTAGAGCAGAGATTGAGTTTGACGGGCAGATTTATTCATTTGACTACAATAAGTCAATGAGAAGTGGAGAAAAAGTAAATGTAGCAGAAGTTACTTATAATGCAGATGGAACATTTACAATTAAGGAATTATTACCTTCTAACTTATCATCTAAGGACGTTTGGGGAATAAAGACAAATCAGTTTGTACCTGTTTCTGTTATTTGTTATAGTCCGAATTGGTGGGATACTGATAATGGAGTTGGCCATAAGCATGTGTTCTTTATGCTGAAAGATTGTATCAATCCTGAACAACCAAATGGTATGTTCAATGAATACTTAAAGGAAGAGTTATTGACACATAAGAGAGTATTTGCTGCGTTAGGTTCAAAGATGCATGTAAAAGATTCTGATGACCAGTTATCAGGCGTAGGTTTTTCAACCACCAAGAGAGATGAAGTAATTGTTAAGGTAAAAGGTAAGACTGAAAGAGTATTAAAGGTTAAGTTTTAAGAAAAAAGGAGAATAAGATTATGAATACAGAAAAGATTTTTGAGTATGCAGTTAGAAATAAGGTAAGATTTCCGTTTAAGGGAATGATTTCAGTAGAGGATCTGTGGGACTTATCTCTCACAAACCTTGACTCTATCTACAAAACATTGAATAAACAGGTTAAACAGTCAGAAGAAGAAAGTCTTTTGAGTACAAAAGAGAGTGTAGATGTAGAACTTGAAGTACAGATTGCTATTGTAAAACACATTGTAACTGTTAAATTAGCGGAAAAAGAAGCTGCTGAGAAGGCATCTGCAAAGAAGGCTCAGAAGCAGAAGATTATGTCTATTATTGCATCAAAAGAAAATGAAGCATTACAGAATAGTTCTATTGATGATTTGAAGAAGATGCTTGAGGAATTAGACTAAAACTAGTCAAAATAATATTAGCTTTCATAAAACCTCCTCTTTAAATATAACCGAGCTAGGCGGTATATCCTAGCAAAACGGACACTTAGCTCAGTTGGTTAGAGCAACCGGCTCATAACCGGTAGGTCTTGGGTTCGAGTCCCAAAGTGTCCATTGGGGCAACAGACTACATACTGAAGTGACTTCACAATTCTTCAAGAGAAAGAATTGGTCGGGAAGCAGACGTAGCTTTGACTTTTCAAGTGGTTTTCAATATGAAAATGACTCCTTACTGTGATTAGGTGGAGAAAATAACAGAGGCAGTGACTTACACTTGACCGTTACTCTTTTACAAATAGACACATAAAGAGCGTTTCAGTAAAATGTATCAGGCTTACGTTATAGTGCTGAATCATAATCCCCTTTCGCTGCAGAGTCTGGGGTCTGTACAGAGACAAGAATATGGCGATAGCAAGCAGAGAAGGAAGTCTATAAAAATCCTTAAATGCGAGATTGCTTTTTGATAGTCCAGTGGGACAGTGGTGATAGGCTTATGGTGAGCACAAGGAGTGAGATCCTTGAGGGCAGATTCGATTTCTGCTATCGCCATTATATTATCCTAGTGCACGGGATAATAAAAAGATAACAAGGAGAAGAAAAAAATAAATGTTTTGGATTATTTTAAGTATTATTGGTATTATAGCACTATTCATTTTATTAGGATTTAATGTTACTTTTGAAAAAAACAATTGGGGAGAACTAAAACCGCTTTTTAATTGGAAAATTAATAAAAAACAGGTTTTAGCAGTATTTGCTGCTTTGCTTATTATTCCGGCTTTTATTGCAAAAGTCCCGGCAAACTCGGTAGGTATCAAATATTCACCTTTTTCGGGAACTAGTGAAACAACTTTATCAGAAGGTTTTCATACAAAGAGTCCCTTTGACAAGGTGTATAATATTAGCACAGAAGTTCAGACAATGACTGTTGCTAATTTAACTACTCAGACGCAGGATGCTCAGTATGTTAATACAACTTTAGATATTAAATATCGTGTAAGTTCGACAAACGCATATCTGATTTTTACACAGTTTAGAACATTAGATAAAATGTCAGAAACATTAATTGTTCCTACAACACAAAGAGTTTTAGAATTAATTACAACAAATTATAATGTAATGGATGTTCTTGGAGAAAAGAGAAGTAATATTTATGGAGAATTAGAAGCAAATCTTACAGAAGAACTTTCAAAATACGGCGTGGAATTCTATTCAATTTCAATTACGGATATGGATGCAGGAGAAGCTATTGAATCTGCAATTACGGCAGAAGCAGTTGCAAAGAAAGAAGTTGAGACAGCAGAACAGGAACTTCTTAAAGCTCAGACAGAAGCACAGAAGATGTCTGTTGAAGCACAGGCAGAACAAGATGCTGCTAAAATTGAAGCAGAAACTAAAGTCATCCAGGCTCAAGCTGAAAAAGAAGCTAATGAATTATTGCAGAAATCTTTAACAGATCAGATTCTTATTCAGCAGTGGATTGACAAATGGGACGGTCAGACCCCTACATATTATGGTGGAAATGGTGCTGATTTAATTTTTAATGCAGGCACAGTTGAATAAAAAATACTTGTTTGGAGAGATTAGATTGTATTACGAAGAATTAAAAAAGCAATTATTGTCCAACGTGGATGAAATAATTAAGGCTATAGAGTCTGATAAAACAATCGAGATAAAAAAAGAAAGAGATACTTTACAGATTTTTGAAGTAAAGAAGAAGAAATATTTAAAAACAAAAATTAAATAATGTACCTTATAACAGGTTGGTTATAAGAAGCGTGAGGTGGCACGACATTTGATTATGTGATTTATACATTAGATTACATGTTGAGATGTTGTGCCACCTTTTTTAGTTTTGATTAAGAAATGGAGGTGTAAAAATGAGCGAAAGAGCATTAGCTCATATTGAGAAAGTAGCATGGATTAAACCAATTGAAGGAGCAGATAATATTGAACTCATTGGTATCTTGGGATGGGTATGTATCGCCAAGAAAGGTGAGTTTAAAGAAAATGATATGTGTATCTACTTTGAAATTGATTCTAAGTTGCCTGAAAAAGAATGGTCTGAATTTATGAGATCAAAACATTTCAAGGTTAAAACAATGAAATTGGGAAAATTTAATGTAATTAGCCAGGGATTAGCTTTGCCTTTAAGTGCATTTAATTCAGAAGGATGTATATTCCCAGCAACAAACGATGGTGTTCCAATTGAAGGAACTGATGTTACTGAACTTCTTGGAGTTACATATTCAGTAGAAGAAGACAATCAACGTAAATCTAAGAATGGTGATCCGAATGCTAAATACAAATCAATGGCAGCAAGACATCAAAAGTTATTTAAGACTAAACCTTTTAGATGGTTAATGAAGAGAACTTGGGGAAGAAAATTATTATTTATTTTATTTGGAAAGAAGAAGGATAAACCAAAAGCATTTCCGGATTGGATTGTAAAAACTGATGAAACAAGAATAGAAAATGCGCCCTGGTACTTAGAAAGCAAAGAACCTTGGGTTAAAACAGAAAAGATAGATGGCACTTCAAGTACATATGCAATTGATTTTAACAAGAATAAAAAAGGTGAATTTATTGTTTGTTCTCGTAATGTAAGACAAGTAGATGTAGCCCAAACATGTTATCACGATTGTGGCAATGTGTATTGGGAAATGGTTGGTAAGTACAATATCGAGTCAGCAATTAGAAAAATTGCAGAAAAACATAATGCGACCAGAGTTGTATTACAGGGTGAAACCTATGGAGAATCTCTACAAGGCAATCCCTATAAATTAAAAGAAAGAAGATTTGCAGCATTTAATTTAATTATTGATGGCAATAGATTCGGGTCTGTAAAAGCACAAGAGATATTAAAAGAATATGACATTCCTTTTGTCACTATCATTGACACAGAATATTATCTTCCGAAAGATATGGAAACTTTTAAATTAGAAGCAGATGGTAAATCAACTATTGCAGATGTTCCAAGAGAAGGATTTGTATATAGAAGTTTAGATGGTAGTAAAAGTTTTAAAAATATAAGTAGAGAATTTTTACTCAAACACAACTCCTAAAACTAATCATAATAATACATGGGTAATACTGTATAACATAGTTTAAAAGAAAGGAGGTTGCGGATGAGTGGAAGATTTAAAACATAACAAGAAATGCACAAAATGTAAAGAAGATTTTGTTTACTTTCAAAAAGATACTTGGTGGGACTATACCGGAATAAACAATGTAAAACTTGTAAAATGTCCATTTTGCGAAAGCATACAATCTTTGAAATATGGAAAATTATCAAATCCAAATTATGATGAAAAATATTATCAATATAAGAAATAATTAAACTAATTAAAATAATGAAGAAGAAAAGGAGAAAAGTTTAAATGGCAAAGAAAGAAAAAAAAACTTTAGCAAAACAGAATTGGCAGCAATCATTCAATCTTGTAGGAGAAGTAAGTCTTAATGACTATACTTTTAAACTGGATGAAAAGAGTGAAAAAAGCGATTGGGTTTACAATGCTCTGAATTTGACTATTGATTGTGGGGAGCATTATGGAAAGTGTAATTGTGAATTAATGGGTGGTTACGGAAGTGAAAGAACAAATAATGTAGTTTATGTTCATGGCAAGGATGAAAACGGAAGAGATGATTTCAATAATTCTTATCAGATTGATTGGGATGACCGTTTTGAAGAATCTATTTTAGAAGATATCGGTGACTTATGTTTTCTTACTATTGGACTAGAAAAGGACTCGAAAGACAAGACTTTTTATAAAAAGTTCCTTACACCTTATGATTTTATTGCTTATGCAAATGAACATCTAGCTGATGGTATGGTAGTAAACATTAGAGGCCAGATCAAGTACACAATTTACAATGGCAATATCCAGTGCAGAAAAGAAATTAATAGCATTGCTTTATCTTCTGCAACACCGGATAAGTACAGAGCTACATTTACTCAGACAATTTTATTAGATAAGGATTCTGCTACTAAGGATTCTATCGACAAGGAAAAGGGTGTTTTAAATGTCGATGCTTATGTTCTTGAAAAATTTAAGGAATATAATGGTTGGGACTTAACTGATGGTGGAAAGGTTAAGGGCGGTATTTTCATTCCTTTACATAAGAACTTTGAATATGTAATTGATACTGAAAATCCTGAACTTACTTCTAAGATTATTAGCAAGATTTTCAAGGTTAAGAAGGGTGTTACCCAGGTTACTTTTGAGGGTGAGTTTATTGAAACAGGTGCTGCAGTTACTGCTACAGAAGAAGATCTCACAGATGATATCAAGGAACTTATCGACTTAGGATTATACACTCTTGAAGAAGCACTTGCTAAGTGTGCAACCGGTGGTGCTAAAGAAAGAAGAATGGTTCTTTTGAAGCCTGCAATTCGTATGGTTGGTGAGGATGAAGAAAAAGTTCCTCAGATTCAGAGATTTGAAGAACAGTTCGATGAAGAAGATTTATTGCTTGACTGTTTGGTAGCAAAAAATGAAGAAGATGATGACGATGAAGAAGTTCCTTTTGAAGAAGAGACAACAGAATCAGAAAGCACTTCGGATGAAGATGATGAACTTGCAGCATTGTTAGATGCCCTTGATTAATTTTTGAAACATCAAGAAACTAGTTAAAATAATAAATGATATTTAAACAAGCCACTGCTCTTAATTGGGCAGTGGTAGTTAAAGATAAGGAGATAAGAAATGGCTAAATTTGGTAAAAAGAATCATGTGTCTATTAATCCACTTGATTATTCTACATGCTTATTAGGTGAAGCTAAGTGCGGAAAGACAACTTTGATTAAAGAAGTATGTGAAAAACTTACTGGCTCTCAGGACGGATACCTGTTCTTAGAATTTGGTGATGAACGTGGTGCTGCAGCAATTGAGAATATCAACTATGAAAATGTTGAAGCATGGTGGTCTGATGAAGATGAAGATATTGTTGGATTTGCAGATATTGTAGAAGATATTTGTGAAAATAAGAGTACTGATTATCCTGATTTGAAAGTTGTAATCTGGGATACCTATGACCAGATTATTCCTATCGCAGAAGCAGAAGTAATCCGTCTTTACAATAAGACAGTTCCTGCTGACAAGAAGGCTGAGACTATTAATTCTGCATTCGGTGGATTTGGACGTGGCGAGAAAAAAGCTATGGAACTTATGTGGGATATGAAGAATCGTTTAAAGAAGGTTGGAGTTGAAACTATCATTATTGGACATGTCAAAACAAAAGACATTACAGATACAATCTCAGGTGAACAGTATCAGATTTTAACATCTGACCAGCAACAGAATTATTTTAATGCATTAAAGAAACAGTTGCATTTCTTAGCTTTGGCATATGTAGATAGAGAAATTGTTAAAGAAAAGACTGGAAAGAAAGACATTAAAGGCAAGGATATTATGAAGAGTGCCATTACGGAAGAAACTAGAAAAATCAAATTCCGTGATGAGGGATATGCGGTAGATGCAGGTTCTCGTTTCGCAGATATTGTTCCTGAGATTCCTATGGATGCTGATGCATTTATTACTGCAATTACCGATGCAATCAAGGCAGAACAGTCTAAATCCGGTAAGTCTTTCGAAGAGACTAAAGCCGAACAAGAAAAAGCAGAAGCAAAGCGTTTAAAAGAAATCGCAGCTGCGGAAGAGAAGAACAAAGCAAAGAAAGAGATCGATACAGTAATCACTAAGATTATGGATTACGTTAAGGAAAACAAATCAGATATGTCTAAAGTGAAACCGGTACTCGCAAAGTGCAAGGAATTTGGTGCTGCTAAACCTACTGATTTAGAGAAGTTAGAAGATGCTTTAGCAGTATTAGAAGTTATTGGATAGGGTTAATCCCTTTGAGGTTACGAGGGTCAAACCTCGTAGCCTTGTTTAGTAAAAGGTGGTAGTTATGGCAAAGAAGAAAGAAACACTTTTACCTAGAGATAAAGAACAGTGGAATGAACTTTGTGCATGGGTAGAACTTAATATATTTGAATATGAGTCAACTCAGAAATTACAACGTCAAGCTTGTTTGACTTTAGAAGGACTTCGTAAAGGGCAGAATACAGCAAATAACAAGCAAGATACATATGGAGAGTACCCATTAAATGTTATTTTACTCACTTTTAAGGCCAATAAAAACGTTCTTTTATCAGCTCTCAAAGGCAAGAATTTTGAGTCCGAAGATAAGAAGATGAGATACTGTTGTGCAGTTATCAGAGATAAGATAAATGACGTTTACACCCGGTACTTAAATGCTCAGAAGGTGCAGAAGAAAACAGACAATGTTGATACAAGTATCATGGAATCTAATAGCGTTGAATATAAAAGCGTTGTTAAGACAGAAGAAGAAAAGAAGACAGAAAGTAAGTATGAAGGATTGTGGTAAATGACAGATATTAAAAACAAGACTAAAAATACTGCAAATGTTGCAAAAAATAATCAGAATAAAAAACAGAAAATCGAACTTACTCCTTTTGAAAAGGAACAGTTAGATACATTAAAGAAGATAAATGAATTTAAGTTGGCGGCAGAAGCTTCAGCAGTTGCTAGTTTATATAAAAAACCAGATTTAATTACACAAATAACTTTAAAACTAGAAGACCTGACCAATAACGAATGGCGTGTCTTTTATGCAATTGCTTATGGTGTAATCGTAACAGAAAACAAAAATTCTCTTTCTGATGTCGATGTGAATTTTTATTTAGAGAAACATCCTAAACTGAGAGAAAAATTTGAATCTTATGGTGGCTATGACACAATTCAATCTGCGATGTCTTACGTGTCTGAATCATCAATTAGTGGATACGTGGATGAAATCAAGAAGTGGAATACTGTTATTGAATTAGTAAAATTTGGTTTCCCTGTTAAAGATAAATTAAAAGAATATGTAGATCAGAGTTTGGATTCTATTTACCGAGAACTGGAAGGATATTTAAATCATGTATTTGCAAATGCAGACTCCAAGATAAAAACATATAACGCATTAAGTGATTTACATGAATTAGTTGATGATATGAATAAGGGTGAAGAAGTAGGACTGCCTTTTACATCAGACTTGCTTACTAAAGAAATAGGTGGTTTAAGAAAAGGTCATATCTATAGCTTTATTGGGTCATCTGGTGCCGGTAAGAGTACTGTTGTAATGAACACAATTTTACCTCAAATCATTGCTAAAAACCAGAGGTGCTGCATCTACATCAATGAAGAAGATGTTACTAAGGTAAGACGAGAACTTTTAATATTTTGTTGTAGATATATTTTAAATACTCCGATCAAAAAGGTTCAGTTAAGAGATGGTAAGTTTGACGAAAAGACTTTGGAAACATTACATAAAGCAGCTGATTGGTTAGAAGCACAAGATAAGAATCATAACATTACAGTTATCCCTCTTGAAAGATATACTGTAAAAACTGTTACAGCTTTAATTAAGAAATATAAGAATCTCTTTGATGTGGATTACCATATTGTAGATACCCTGAAAGAATCTAGTGATTCTACAGAAGAAACATGGAAAAGTATGTTAAAAGATTCTACCACGCTATATGACTGTATAAAACCAGCCGGATTAAATGTTTGCCTTGTTGTTACTATGCAGATGGCAAAGTCTTCAATGAAAAATAGACATTTAACTTTGTCGGATATAGGGCAGAGTCGATCAGTTGCAGATGTAATGTCAGTCTGTTGTCTTCTTAGAAAAGCAGAACAAGAGGAATATAAAGGCGGCAAGAAAGAATTAAAGTGTTTTAGATTAGAAGGAACAAATAAAAAGAGTAAGATACCATTTTACTTAGAAGAGGATAAATATTATTTAATTTTATTCTTAGGAAAGAATAGATTTGGAGTCAGTGATTCTTATAGTTTGGTATGGGAAGTAGATTATTCTACAAATCTATTTAAGGATTTAGGTTATACGATTGTGCCGGAGGATTGGTAAAATGAGAAGAATTTATTTGGAGGATTTACCAACCAATAAAAATGGAACAGTATCATGGAAACAAAGTGTTGGATGCAATGTAAGATTTGAATATGATGACATGTTTGGTAGCATTAAAATTCTTGAATATAATACAAAAAATTTTTATTTAAAAATTCAATATAAAGATAGGATCAGAGATATTTTTGTTGGTAATTTTAAAAAATGTGCAATAAAAGAAGTGTTAGGAATAATACATTCAGAGTACAAATTTAATGTAGGTGAAGTTATTTTTGAAATATTTAAAATTGAAGAACAAATAAGAGTTCCACATGCAAAAAAGCATGACAAAAATTCAAAATCAAAAACAGGTATGAATAAAGCATATGTTATTAGGTGTTTAGAATGTAATTCATTGTTTCCAATTGGCGAAGACACTTTAATTAATAAAGATGGTGGTGAGTGTCCTATATGTGGAAAATACCACAAAAAAGTTGTTGTGGGTATTAACGATATGTGGACAACAAATCCACAACAAGCCTCAATGTTATTAAATCAAGATGATGGATATAAATATATGCAATCTTCTAACGCATATGTAAACTGGAAATGTCCATTTTGTCATTCAATAATTGAAAATAAATCTATTAATAACGTGAATAAAAATGGATTAAGTTGTCCTATTTGTAGCGATAATATATCAATGCCTGAAAAAATAATGAGGGAAATACTGACTTATTTAAATATTGATTTTAAAATGCATACTACATTTTTTTGGTCTGATAGGAAGGAATATGATTTTTATTTATCGGATTATAAAATGATTATTGAAACACATGGGGAACAACATTATATTGAAAGTAAATTGTCTACTAGAACATTAGAAGAAGAGCAGGCTAACGATTTATATAAAAAACAAATGGCATTACAAAATGATATTAAACATTATATTGTAATAGATTGTAGATATAGCGACTTTGATTATATATACAATAATATTTTAAATAGTAGTTTGCATAAAATATTTAATTTTAACGAATTATCAAAAGAAGATATTATTTTGCAATCTAACAGTAATGATTTTTTATTGGTATGCCAAGAATGGAACAGAGGAAATAACGATATAGAATCTATTTCTAATTTAATACATATGAGTGAATATACAACAATGAGTTATTTGAAAAAGGGTACAAAGTTAGGAATATGTAATTATGATGGCAAAACAAAGAAATATTTAAATCATAGAAACAAAACTAGTTAAAATAAAATGTGCAAAAATAACCATAAAATAAAAGGAGCGAATTATGGATGACCTCTCAACAACTTAAAGAATATATTTGTACTGAAAATTGCATAGAGAAGATTCTTGAAGACATTGGGTGTCACTCCATAAAGTTTCACTCAGATAAAGACTATTTTACGGCTTGTCAAAAGGATGGTGATAATCCGTTAGGTGTGATAGTAAAGAATAATTTATATCTTAATTACTACTCATATTCAAGAAATATTCACATAGAAGACGGTAAAGACCTATTCGCTTTAGTCCAAGAAACAAAGAAAATAACATTTGCAGAAACAATGAAGTACCTACATAACCTTCTTGGACTAAAGTATACTTTTAAAAAAGAAGAACCGAAAGATGATAAACCTAAGTATGACCCGTTAGCAATATTCAAGAAGGCAGCAAGCAAGAAGAAATGTAGGAATGTATTGGATTGTACGTTTGAATCTTTAGATGAGAGTGTGCTGACAGACTTAGTTCCTATGATACACATTGATTTATTACGAGAGGGCATAATGCCTTGGACAGTTAAGAAGTTTGGATTAGCCTATTCATATCGTTGGAAACGTACCATTTTCCCACATAGATATATTAATGGAGAATTAATGGGTTGGAATGGAAGAAGTAGTGTTCAAGACTGTGAACTTCTAGGAATTACGAAGTATTATATAACTCCAGGTATGAAAAAGATTTGTCCTTACGGATTATATGAAAATTATGCTGATATTGAGAAAGCAGGATATTGTGTTATCTATGAGAGTGAGAAATCAGTTTTGAAACGTGACTCTAAAACTGATAGTACAGGACTTGCAATATCCGGTAAAAGTATTAGTGACGAAGAAGTACGTTTGATACTAGGACTTGATATCAAAGAAATTGTGTTAGCATTAGATAAAGACGTAGATATAAATGAAATCAGACATTTGGCAGAGAAGTTCTTTAGGCTAAGGAAAGTAAGTTACATTTACGACAAATGGGGGCTTTTAGATAAAAAAGATAGTCCGGCAGATAAATGTAATAAGATATATGATTTCTTGTTTAAGCATAGGGTTGTTTATGATGAACAAGAACATCAATTGTATTTAAAGAGTTTAGAAAAGAAATAGAAAACTAATCAAAATAATAATGAAAGGAATATGCAATGCGTAAAACACATGAGGAATTAATTGAATTGTACAAGAAGTTTAATACTGATCGGCTCTGGTCATGGTCAAGAGTGAATTGTACTCACAATAGTTTGTATGAATATTATTTGAAATATATAGCACATGAGAAAGAAGACAGAGCAGATTCTATCTATACTGTAACTGGTGGAATATCTCATGATATTATAGAGAAATTCTATTCTGGAGAAATCACCAAAGAGCAGATGCTAGAAGAGTTTAATGATGGATGGACGGTTGCTTTCGATATTGGAGATTTGAAGTTTAATAGAAGTGATTCTGAAAAAAATAATGATATCGCAGATAAGTATTATAAGAATCTGGAACATTTCTTTAAGAACCATACAGTATTACCTCAGAAGGTTGCTTTGGAGCAGTTTGTAACAATTAAGATTGGCGAAGAGTATTACCAGGGATATATTGACTGTCTTACAACTGATGAAAATGGTAATTATGTAATTATAGATTGGAAAACATCTTCTCTATACGTTGGAGAAAAGGCTAAGAATGAATGCGGACAGCTCGTGCTATATGCAATGGCCTTACATCAGAAAGGTATTCCGTATGAAAAGATTCGTATCTGTTGGAACTTCCTCAAGTATCAAAACATCACAGTTCACATGAAGAATGGAACATCTAAGGTTAGACAAATTGAACGTGTCAAGATTGGTGAATCACTTACTGCAAATGCAAAAATGTGGTTAAAAGCTTTAGGATATGAAAATAAATTAATGGAATATCTTGATTTGTTAGTTCAGACAAATGATATTACTGTTCTTCCGGAAGATGTTCAAGAAAAATATATCTGTGAAGATTGTTATGTATATGTTGATTTAACAGAAGAGTTATTGCAGCATTGGGAAAATTACATTATTGAAACAACCAAAATGATTCGTGATAAAGAAGCAGAATATGAGATTTCTAAAGACGAAAGTATCTGGATGGAGAGTCAGGAAGATGTAGCGAAGAATAGTTTTTATTTTGCAAATCTTTGTGCTTATTCAGCAAATAAACATAAGCCTTATAAGATTTACTTGGATAATTTAGAAAAAGAAAAGAACGGAGACATTTTTGGAAGTAAACCAAAACCATCTGATGATGACGATGATGATATGAGTTGGTTAGCAGATTTAATATAATTAAACTAATCAAAATAATAAATAATTATTGACAAATACATTCTACTGTAGTAGAATAGCATTAGGATAGGGTAGTTTGTATCCTATCCTATATTTTTTAAACAAATTAAACTAGTCAAAATAATAAAGGGGTAAATAATGAATAGAACTTACTCAGCATATCATGTACATTCTACAATGTCGAATGGTGTAACCAATATAGATAGTGTTACAAAATATAATGATTACATAGATTATGCAGCATCATTAGGAATGAAAGCAATGGGATTCTCAGAACATGGTTCAGTTTTTCAGTGGGTAAAAAAGAAAGTTGATATAGAAAAGGCTGGTATGAAATATATTCATGCAGAAGAATTTTATGTGACTGAAGACTTATATCAAGAACCTAAGACAGAAGAATATGAGAAAGCATTAACAGAACTTACAGAATCTTTATTGGGGACAGATCCAGAAGATGCTCAACAGGAGATATATGAGTTTGTTGAATCTAATAAAATAAAAGTAAGAGACAATCTTCACTGTATTCTTATTGCTAAGAATTATGATGGTGTTTTAGAATTAAATACTTTGTCATCTAAAGCTTTTAATAAAGAAGATGGACATTTTTATTATGTACCAAGAATTACTTTGGATGAATTGTTTAATACTTCTGATAATATTATTGTTACAACTGCTTGCATTGGCGGTATTTTTTGTAAAGGTAATAAAGAAGTACAAAAAAGAGTGGCAGATTTTTTACTTGCTAATAAACATAGATGTTATTTGGAAGTGCAGCATCATATTGATCCTATACAGATACAATATAATCAGTATCTTGCAAAGATTTCTGAGAAATATGGTATTCCATTGATAGCCGGTACAGATACACATGCATTAAATAAAACTCATTTAGTTGGTAGAGAAATTCTTCAGAAAGCAAAAGATGTTAACTTTGAAGGAGAATCCAATTTTGATTTAACATTTAAAACTTATGATGAATTAGTTGAATGTTATAGAAAACAAGGTGCGTTAACAGAAGAACAGTATCTTAAAGCTATTGAAAATACAAATGTTATGGCAGATAGTATTGAAGAATTTGAATTGGATTATACTAAAAAATATCCTAAATTATATGAAGATTCAATGGCTGCTATAAAGCAAAAAATTGTACAAGGTGTAAAAGATAGGGGTATTGATAAATATCCTAACTATAAAGAATATAAAGAAAAAATCGCATATGAATTAAAAACATATATACATAATGGTGCGATTGATTTCTTGTTACTTGAAGAAGACTATAAGGCTGCATTAAGAAAACAAGGTGTTTACTGTGGCCCATCAAGAGGTTCTGTTTCTGGAAGTATTATTGCCTATATACTTGGGATAACAGATGAAGATAGTATAAAGTTTAATCTTAATTTTGAAAGATTTATGAATCAGGAACGTGTTTCACTCGCAGACGTGGATAGCGACTGGTATAAAGGTGATCGTTGGAAAGTAAGAGATTATCTTTATAAAAGAGACGGTTTGTATTGTTGCGATATTATTACATTTAACACGATTGCAATGAAAGGTGCAATTAAAGATGTTGGTAGAGCATTGGGTATGACACCGGAAGAAACACAAAGTATTAGTGATTTAGTACAACAAGATGAAAATAAAAAAGATTTTGTTGAAAATTGGGTAAGAGAAAAATATCCATTATTGTTTAAATATGTAGATATTGTAATGGGTACTATTGTTTCTGTAGGTAATCATCCAGCAGGATTAGTAGTTTCTCCACACGATGTAAATCCAGCATTAGGTACATTTTATAGTTCGGCAAATGAAAATCCTATATCACAGATTAACATGAAGGCAGTAGATATGCTTAATTATGTAAAACTTGATGTTCTTGGTTTGGATTGTGTTGGACTTATTAATCAGACTTGTAAGTTTGCAAACATTCCAAGATTAACACCAGATAATATGGATTTTAATGATATTAAAGTGTGGAATGATATTGCACAAGATACAACTATGGTTTTTCAATTCGAATCGGATTTCGCTGGAGATTATTTGAAAAGTATCTTGGCAAAAGAAACAGTAGAAAAGATTAAGGCAGTAAACCCTAATTTCTCATATATTGATTTAATGTCAATGGCAAATGGTGCAATTAGACCGGCAGGTGAATCATATAGAAATGAATTATCACAAGGTATTTATAGAGATAATGGACATAAAGCATTAAATGATTTTTTAGCACCAACGTTAGGATATCTTGTATATCAAGAACAGATTATTGAATTCCTTTATAAATTCTGTGGTTTTACAATGGGTGAAGCTGACGTTGTAAGAAGACATTTTGCTAAAAAGACTGGTACAGAAAATGATATCCCAATCATTAAAGATGGTGGATATCTTACAGATGACAGAAAGCATTATATCAAAGGTTTTATTCAGACAATGAAAGATGATTATAGTGTTGAAAAAGAAGAAGCAGAACAATTGATTGTTAATTTTCTTCAGGTAATCATTGATGCAAGTTCGTATTTGTTTTCGAAAAACCATTCTGATCCGTACAGTCACCTTGGCTTCGCTTGTGGATATTTAAGATATTATCATCCACTTGAGTTTTTAACTGCGGCAATGAACATTTATAAAGAAGATTCTGAAAAGAGCATTAAGATAAAAGAGTATGCAAAGAAGAAAGGTATAGAAGTAAAACCAATTCAGTTTGGTAAATCTAAAGCCGAATATTTTATGGATAAAAAAGAGAATGTTATTTACCAGGGAATTGAAAGTTTAAAGTATTGTAATGCACAGATTGCAGATGAATTATTTGAACTTTCTAAAAACCACTACAACAACTTTGTAGAATTGATTCAAGATATCAATGAAAAGACTTCTGTAAACTCTAGACAGTTAGAAATCCTTACTGGTCTTGGTTTCTTTGAAAAATTTGGACGCAACGCATACTTACTAGAAATTATTAGATTGTGTAATGGTGTAAAGGAAGGAAGTAAAGTTGTTCGTCCGGCATTATTAGATTGTAAACAGCTTAAAAAGGATAAACTTGAATCTTACGGAATTTCCGAATACTTGGCTCAAAAGTATAGTGGTAAAGAAACAGCAAAACAATATTCAGATATTGATAATATTGGATTGCTTAACGAGTTAACAAACAGATTAGAGAATAAACCACTGAATGTAGTAGAGCAGATTAAATTTGAACTTTCATATTTAGAATATGTTGTTTATACAAATCCTAAAATTAATGAGCAGTATTACATAGTAACGGAGTATAAAACATTTAAAGAACCAAGAAAACCATACGTTACACTGCACAATCTAAAAACTGGAGAAGATGTAAAGACTAAGATTAAATCAGTAAAAGTGTACGAGGGAGCACCATTCGGATTATATAGTATATTGAAAGTAAAAGAGTTTACAATGTCTCCTAAGACAAAAATGATAAACGGAGAATGGGTAAAAACAGATGAATTAGAACCAATCTTGACTTCCTACGAAGTCATTAAGTAATAAGCGAAACTAGTTAAAATAATAAAGGTGTAAAGTAATGAGCAATAACACAAACAATAAATCAATAGAATTCGTTGGCAGAGTAATAAATCAAATTTACTCTGCCGAGGACTTCAAAATGTATGCATGCGATGTTGATAGAGAAAAATATCCAAATATAAAGTTCGGTAAATTTGGTAATGCAGTAATCGCTGGTAATTTACATAGTTTAACTCCCGGAGTTGAATATCAAATCAAGGCTATTGAGAAGAATGGTTCAAAAGGATATTTGTATAACGTAATTAATATTCGCAAGACAGATTTGAAGACAGAAGGGGATGTATATGAGTTTCTTCAAGAAATACTTACATTTCGTCAGGCATCAGAGCTGTATAAGGTATATCCAAACATTGTTGATATGATAATGAATGGAGAGTCTGACAAAGTTGATTTATCAAAACTGAATGGCATAAAAGAATATACCTTTGAAAGAATCAAAGAAAAAATTATAGAAAACTTTTGTCTTTATGAAATTATTAATGAATACGGTGGAGTTCTTACTATGAATATGATGAAAAAATTGTATGAAAAGTATCCATCAGTAGAAAAGATTCGTAGTGAATTAAAAAATAAACCATATAAGTGTTTGGTTAATCTTAGTAGAGTTGGTTTTAAAACGGCAGATACTATGCTGCTTAAACTTGAGAAAGAGGGTAAGTTAGAATTTTCTTCTGATTTAAAAACGAGTAAAGATAGATGTATGGCCTGTATGGTTCATTTGCTAGAGAAAAATGAAGAAGAAGGAAATACACGTATGTCCATTCCGGAACTTCGAAAAGCAGTTCTTAAGCTCTGTCCTGCATGTGCTCATCATTTTGTAGATTGTATCAATGGCAATAAGGATATCTATTACAGTAAAGAGACTATGGATATTGCTTTGATGAGCACATATCTAACTGAATTAAAGATTGCTATAACTATTCTTGATGGATTAAAGAAGAAACAAGTGTGGAATATTGATTGGAAATCATATAGAGACAAAGGGGAATTTCCTTTATCTGATGAACAGTTAAGTTCTTTGGGTATGGCTTGTCTTGAACAAATTATTATCCTTTGTGGTTTTGCTGGTAGTGGAAAAACCGCTACAACAAACACGTTAATTAAAATGTTAGAAGATGATAATAAAACATATATGCTTGTTTCACCTACTGGAAGAGCTGCGAAGGTATTGTCTGGATATACTGCAAGACCTGCTGGTACAGTACATAGACAATATAAATACAATCCTAAAGACGGTTGGGGATATAACGAAGAAAATAAGGTTGATGTAGATATTGTTATTTGTGATGAATCTTCTATGATAGATATATTTTTATTTCTTCGTTTATTAGAAGGTATAGATTTTAATAGAACAAAATTATTTATTATAGGAGATCCTGCGCAGTTGTGTTCGGTGTCGGCAGGGAATGTTTTAAATGATTTGATTTCTAGTAAGGTTATTCCAACAACCATATTGTCAAAAATCTTCAGATATTCGGACGGAGGATTGATGCAAGTTGCTACTGATACAAGAAATGGCAAAATATTTCTTAAAGAACAAACTGATGGTTTTCAATATTTTGGCAACAATAAAGATTATGCATTCTTACAGTGTACTAATGAGAACATCATAAAACGTGCAGTGGCATTATATGAGAAATTGTTGCAGCAAGGATATAAACCAGAAGATATCATGGTTCTTACATCTCAGAATAAGGGAGATTATGGAACAATTGAAATAAACAGACAGTTACAAAAGGTTGCTAATAAAAATTTTGGCTCTAACAAAAACATGAAAGTAGGAGATTCAATCTACTATTTAGATGATTTAACAATGCAGATACAGAATAATTATAAAGCTATTGTTTATAAAGAAGATGATTTTTTTGATTCATCTGATGAAATACAAACATTGATTGCAAATGGAGAATTAGGAGTCATTAAAGATATAAATTCATCTCGTGTAGTTATTGATTTTGATGGAACATTAATTAGATATGGAAGAGAAGATATGCAGAATATAACTGCCGGATATTGTCTTACCACACATAAGAGTCAGGGTGGCTCTGCAAAGATAGTAGTATTTCTTACTCCATCAGCTCATACCTTCATGTTATCATCAAACCTTTTGTACGTTGGTTTGACCCGAACAAAAGAAAAATGTTTCCATCTTGGAGATATGACAACAGTAAATAGAGCAATTAAGAAAAAAGAGAATGTCAATAGAAATACTTTTTTATTGAGTATGCTAAAAACTAATCAAAATAATAAAGGACAAAAATAATGTTAGAAAAAGGACAGATTGTATATTACGCAAGAATAATTGAAAATGTTGGAATTTATGATGTATTAGAACTGAAGATACGTACAGTAGCAGACACCTATTTTGTTGGAACTGAAAAAAATAGTAAACATGCATATCTATTAAGTAATTTTTATTTAAATGAAACAGTTTTTTATGATAGAAAACAAGCTTTAAAGATCGTAAAAGAAGCAGAGAAAAATAAGAAAGAAGCGAGCACAGAGACTTATTATGAGGAAGATTAGGAGGAAAAATAATGACAGAAGAACAGTTGAAATTTGTAGAACCAATTCTCAATACGTTTGAGAATAATGATATCAAAGAATTCGCAGTGGAAATACTAAACAACATTCCTAGTTATATTTGGGATGTTGGAGCATCATCGACTGGTAAGTACCATCCGGCTTATACCTTGGGAAGTCTTGGTCTGATGAAACACCAAGTAGCAGTAGTAAGATTTATTAATTTCTTTTTTGAATTAGAACAGTATAAAAACAGATTTACTCCAAGACAAAGAGACTTACTTAGGTTGGCAGCATTGACGCATGATGGAAGAAAGTCTGGTTCTCAGGAAGATTATGAGAAATCTAAGTATACAAAGTTTGAACATCCATTATTAATGGCAAAAGTGTATTTATCGTACAAAGACAAAGGTTTATTACCAGAAGATGAGTTGAAATATATAGCAGTAGCTATTTCAAAACATATGGGTCAGTGGAATACGGATAAAAGAAGTTCAATTGAATTACCAAAACCTTCAGATGAAGCAAGTGAGTTATTGCATTTGGCTGATTATTTAGCAAGCAGAAAGTGCTTGAATATGTCTTTTGATGAATACGAAATTCCTATCACCGAAGATATCAATACTTATAAAATGCCTTTCGGAAAACATCAAGACACATTAATTAAGAATGTTCCAAAGGATTATCTTAAATGGTTGTCTGAGCAAGAACTAAAAGAACCATTGAAGACTTTTGTAAATCAAATTTTAAAAGACGAATAGTATATTTTTTTTGACCAAAATTAAACTAGTCAAAATAATAAAAATAAAGGAGAAAAAGAATGAATAAACCCAAATTAACAATGATTGAATTTTTTTCTGGTATTGGAGCACAGAAGAGAGGTATTGATAACACAGAACTTTATGATTTAGATGTAGTGGCTACTAGCGATGTTGATAAAGAAGTAATGGTTGAATATGCAGCTATTCATCATGGATTAACAAATGAGATGGTTGAGAACTATGAAAATTATCCAAGTCGTGAAGAAATGGTAGAAGAATTAAAAACCCGTAATATTGGTATGGATTTTGACAAGGGTAAAATGTTTGATTGGAACAAGCTTATAAAGAAGAAAACAAAAGATTTAGAGAAGTATTGGCTTGCTATGACATTACAGAATAATCTTGGAGATATTAGCAAAATTGAACAAGCACCTACTGCTGATTGTTGGTTTTATTCGAGTCCTTGTCAGTGTTTTTCAGTAGCTGGTAAGCAAGATGGTATTGATGCTACTTGTAATGCATGTGGTCAGAAATATAATCCGATGTTATTAGATGCAGACAAGAGATATATTTGTCCCCATTGTGGTTCTGATGATGTAAAAGGTACTAGATCAGGATTATTACTTGAAATAGAAAGATTGCTCATCAAGGCTATTGAAACAAATACTGCACCTAAATATCTTTGTTTAGAGAATGTAAAGAACCTTGTAGGTAAACAGTTTAAAACTGACTTTGATGCTTGGATTAAGAGATTGGAGTATTTAGGGTACAATACATATTGGCAAGTTTTAAATGCAAAAGAATGTGGAGTTCCACAAAACAGAGAGCGTGTTTTTGCATTCTCAATCCGTAAAGACATCGACACCGACAAATTCACATTTCCACTCCCTTTTGACACCGGTATTCGTTTAAAAGATATTCTTGAAAAAAATGTAGATGAAAAGTATTACATAAACACAGAAAGAGCTTCAAATCTTATTCAGCAGTTAGTAGATAAAGGCCAGTTAAAAGGTCAGAGAGAATGTTGCGATTCAACTATCAATGACCCTAATGTAAGAGATGTTAGTAATGCAATTATTGCAAGATATGATGCTGGAATTAGTAATTATAGACAAACAGGATTAGCAGTAGCAGAACCTCAACCTATTCTTGTTAAGAATCAGGGAACAGAATACATAAAAAATCTTGATGAATCGGTAACACTTAAAGCAAGAGATTGGAAAGGTTGGGATAATTATGGTTCAACTGCTATTGTAGAATCTGAAACTTTAGACTCTTCTAAGAGATTAGGTGGGATGTTTGATGATAACACTAAACATCAAGCAGGCTCAGTATGGGATACAAACGGTTTAGCACCTACATTAGATACAATGCAAGGTGGATTGAGACAACCATGTGTTGTTGACACAGAACCTAAAGAAAGATTCTTCAAACAAGCATTAGAAACATTTAATAATAATGATTGTGAAGAAGGTGATACCATTGATGCTTTCAATCAAAGAGTAAACAAGAGTGGTTATAGCCCTACCTTAACAACAAGACCAGAAGGATTTAAAACTGCAATTTTGCCGGTTGTTAAAGAAAATGTATCCGAAACTAGTCAAAATAAAAAGTCTACTTGGAAAGACATTAACTCTCATTACAAAATCAGTAGCAAAGGTGTAGTTGTAGATGTTATTAATAAATGCCAAGTAAAAGAAATAGATGGCAAGGTTGAATTAGAAGTCAAAGGTAAGATGGCTAAATTCCCTATTGATGCTTTAATGAAGAAGTATTTCGCAGAAGAAGTAGATACTACAAAGCCTATTTGTGTAGGTAATACAACTCCATCTGGTAAATCACAGTGCAATGCAGTTTATTCAACTGAAGGCGTTTCTCAAACTTTGTGTGCTGGTACTCATGGATATGCAACAGGTTCTATATTAGAAGAACAAAAAGAAGTAATAGGTATTAAACAAGCAACTAAGAAGGGATATATTGAGTGCGAACTTCCTGGGTGTGCAGATTTAAGTTTTCCTTCTTCTACAACAAGAAGAGGAAGAGTACAAGATAATGGTCAAACTTCTCCTACAATTACTGCTACAGAAACAGGAGTGCATTACATAGAATCTGTTTATCGCATAAGAAAGTTGACCGTTGGTGAGTGTTTCGTGCTTATGGGATTTGAACTATTAGATTGGGATAAATGCGTAGCAGTGGGTATTTCGAATAGTGCAGGATATAAGGCGGCTGGCAACTCAATTGTCACCAATTGTATCTCCTTGCTCTTTGAACATTTATATAAAGCACAATATGATGAATCATATATTTGTACTGATGAAAAAATGCAAAATTTTCAGAAACCAGAGGCATAACTGTCTCTGGCGAAGAAACATTTAAACCACAGCTACTTGCTGGTTTCGGTGAAATAAACTTTGGCAAACAATATAGACAAGGTAATAGAGTTTATTCGAGCGACCATATAGCCATGGCACTCAATGCTCAACCTGTCGGAAATATGGGAGGTTATTCATATTTATATGTCGTTAGAGAATAATAAAGAAGTATATATATTAGATGACCTATATGCCAATAGAGATCCAAGACTATACACTGAATGCCCCACATTGCGTAGTGAACGATATGGCTTAAAGGTTATAGAAGAATTCCCGGTTTGTTGTGCTATGCGTGGAAGATATAATGAAGACGGAAAGATAGAGCAGCAATTAGAAGTTAATTCGGCAGATTATTGTAATGCAATTACAACAGTTTTTAAAGATTGTATGATATTGGAGAAATTGGAGAATACAGATGAGTGATTTAGATTTTACTTATAGTCCATACGTGAATAGTAAATATACGCAATTCTATGAAAAGTATGGATATCTACCTAAATATTTTAATCCTTATAACTGTACAGAGTTGGATGGTTATGCTCCAACTCTTACTTCTCAAGGAGATAGTATTACAAAATCAGGAACAGTGTTGATCATAGAAAAAATTGTCGAAAATTAAACTAATCAAAATAATAAAAACATATTGACAATAATTATTGCGTGTGTTAATTTATAATTAAACTAATCGAAATAATAAAACACAAAGAAACGGAGAGTGATATTATGTTATGTCCAAAGTGTAATAGTGCAATGCGCAACACAATGCATTTTGAAAAAGATAAAAGATATCAATTCAATGAGTGTTCAATATGCCATGAAAAGACTAAAAACAAAAGAATTCATTTTGAAGATATTGTGGAAGAAACTAATAAGAAAAAATAATTAAATTAGTTAAAATAATAATGAAAGGTGGTATTGTTATCAAAGAAATAATTCAGATGAAGAGAGAGAATAGAATAGCATTGTTTGTTCTTATTGTATGTGCAGTATTATTAGGTATTGATATTTTCGCTACATACAAAACAAATGAAATAATGAAACAATACAATGAAGTGCATGTGCAACAAGTAGAAACACAAACTTATAAAGCAGTACAAGATACTGAGGTTATAACAATAGATATTGTTGAGATTAAGCGTCAGGAATATGTGACAAAAGTTGAAGAACTTAAGTCTATTGAAGATGAACAAGAAAGATTTGTTGCTTACAAAGAATTATATGAGGAGTATCTGGAATGGTGTGATTTACCGGAAACGATCTATGACTGTTACTCAGAAGAAGAAATTCTTTTAATTCAGAAAGTTGTTGAGACAGAAACATATCAATGTGATTTTATGTCAAAAGTTAATGTAGCAAATGTTGTTTTAAATAGAGTAAAGCATGAAAGTTTCCCTAATACTGTAACAGAAGTAATAACCGCTGCAAATCAATTTGCTTATGGAAGAAATAAGATTTCAGAAAGTACAGTATTGGCGGTGGAATATGCATTCTTAAATGAAGATACAACAGATGGTGCTTTATTTTTCCATAGTAATCCAAAGACAGATACATTTAATGGAGCACAGTATGTTTTTAGTGATGACGCAATTCATCACTTTTATAAAAAGTAGAAACTAATTAAAATAATAATAAAATAAAGGAGTAAAAATGAAAACAAAATTTTCTGTAAACTTAAACAGCATTATTGCTATTAAAGAATTTGTGAATACCACATCAAAATTTACATCAGATATTGACATCATTAGCGGAAGATATGTTTGTGATGCAAAGAGTCTTAAGGCTTTATTTTCTTACGATTTATCTCGTCCGGTTGACATTGTTATTCATTCAGATAATGAAGAAGAGTTAATTAGATTTGCAGAAGCTATGAAGCCTTACGAGGTAAAGGAGTAAGAATGAAAGTAAAAGTTGTAAAAAATATTGGATATGATAGCAAATTTGAATTTGGTGCTGAAGGAAATATCTTAGAAGTAAAAGATGGTTGTATTAATAGTCTTAGAGCTGGTTGTTTCTGGGAACAGTGGTCGCAGCATGAATGTACTATTGAAGCATTAAATAAATATTTTGGAGAAGAAGATCAATTTCAGACAGTATTTGAGTTAGTGGAGGAATAAATGGGAAAAGTTATTATTCAGGATTTTACATATAAATATCCGATTCAGATGATTGGTACAGAAGCAGGTGTTTGTTATGGGTCTGATACAACAAATGCAGAGAAGAATTATAAGAGAGGAATTGATTGTTTAGAAAATAATCATGGACGTACATGGGAATTCCCTGATGTGTATATGGTTTTAGATGAATACTCGGCAAGAGTTTTCCGTGAATGGTATACCCACATTGGCGGCTCCCCTACAAGACTTCAAGCATCAACTAGATATATTAATTACCAAAAAGGATTTGATTATTTTACACCACCTTCTATTCAAAACAATAGTACAGCATTAAAAATTTATGATGAGTTGATGGAACATATTTCTTGTAGTTTAGCAACATTAGAAACACTAGGTATTCCAAGAGAAGATTCAGCAAACGGACTTCCTTTGGGAATGATGTCAAAGATTGTGTGCAAGCATAATTTTAGAAATTTAGTAGATATGTCTCATCAGAGAGAATGTACTAGAGCCTATCACGAATATCGAAAATTATTTAAGGATATTTGCAATGCCCTTTCAGAATATTCAGAGGAATGGAAGTATTTAGTTGAAACATATTTTATGCCTAAATGCGACCAGTATGGATATTGTACAGAGAAAAATTCGTGTGGAAGAAAACCTAAGAAGGGAGAATAAAAAATGATTCTATTAGTAGGCAAGTCGGCTGCTGGCAAGGATACAATTCGTAACGAGCTTATTAAATTAAATTATAGACCTGTTGTAAATTATACAACTAGGCCACCAAGAGAAGGCGAGGTTAATGGAGTTACATATAACTTTATCTCAAAAGAATATTTTATGACAAAAGAATCTGCCGGGGCTTTTGCAGAAACAACTTCTTACAATGTTGCATCTGGAGAGACATGGTATTATGGGTCAGCAATTGATGATTTAGCACCTGATAAAGTTATGATTGTTAATCCTGACGGTGTAAAAAAATTAAAGAAGCTTACAAATATTAAGCCGGTTGTTTTTTACATCTTAGCAAATGAAGAAACTCTTTGGAACAGATTGAGACAACGTGGTGGAGACAATGTGGAAGCACGTAGAAGAATGAATGCAGATGATATTGACTTCGCAGATATTAATGATTATGTTGATTTCTCCATAAGAAGTGACATTGGTTTATCAGCAAAAGAAATTGCATTGCTCATTGATGATATTTATAGAAAGGTGGATCTATTAGATGAAGAATAAGTTTTTGATTTATCTATGTGGTGGAATGACCGGTCTATCTCATGAAGAACAAAACAATTGGCGTTCATATTTAAAAACTGCATTAGAAGAGATTCAGTCTTCTGTATATTGTTATAATCCAGTAGATTACTTCACTGTAGAAGAAGTTAATGATGGTGGAATAGATGTTCAAAGAAGAGCAATGAATCTGGATTTATATAAATTAAGAACTTCATCGTTAGTGATTTGTAATTTTAACAATCCAAATTCATTAGGAACAATGACAGAATTAGCAATTGCACATGATAGAGGTATTCCTATTGTGGGCTTAAATATAAATCACAAACAATTACATCCTTGGTGTGAATTAATGTGTGAGATTATCTTTGATTCAATTGAGGATTTAATTTTATATATTTCAAAAATGTATTTTAAATAACAATAAAGGAGGAAAGATATGGTTACATTTTATAGTACACATTGCCCCAAATGTGCAGTATTAGAAAAGAAATTACAGCAGAATAATATTTCTTATGAAGAAATTAATGATGTTAATGTTATGACACAAAAGGGATATAAATCCGTACCTATGCTTGAGGTTGACGGTGTAAGTATGGATTTTAATGAAGCAGTTAAATGGATTAATAATAACAACTAAAGGAGAAAACAATGAATATTCCAATTAAAATGAATAAAGATTTTGAAAGAGCGTTATCTACTATTGATGCAAAATACGGAGAAGATTTTGAGATTTTAAATGGGTTTCATGAATCTCAGCTCAATTTCTCAGATTTCATTGATGGTTTTGTTGATAAGAATGTTGCAGATGTAACCATTGATGCAAATGCTAATGCTCATCATAAAGATATCTGTAGTATGTTAGGAGAAAAAGGTAAGTCTGAAGATAAGCTCTTTGCATTTAATAAGATTTTTTATGAAATGAAAAAGAAATATGGGTTAAGAACAGCAAAAGAATGGTTAGAGACTGAGTACAATGGTGGCTTCTATCTTCATGATGCTCCAAGCGCAACATATAAGCCATATTGCTATGCTTACGATTTAACAAGATTAGCAACAGAAGGATTGTTCTTCTTGGAGAATTATAACAATCAAGCACCTGGTCATTTAACTACATTCTTAGATGATGTAATTGAGTTCGTCTCATTCTTTAGTAATAGAAGTTCCGGAGCTTGTGGTTTACCGAATGTATTATTATGGACATTCTATTTCTGGAAAAAGGATTGTGCAGAAAGCTATTATTTGAAGAATCCAGACTATTATATTAGACAGTCTTTCCAGAAGTTTATTTATAGATTGAATCAGCCTTTCTTAAGAGTTGATCAATCAGCCTTTGTAAATATTTCGATTTTCGATAGACATTATCTCGAAGCATTATTTGGTGGGGTGGAATTCCCTGATGGTACATTTGCAATTGATTATATTGATGAATTGTTAGAGCATCAGAAGATTTTCATGGAAGTTGTTTCTGAGATTAGAAGTTCTAATATGTTTACGTTCCCGGTATTAACTTATAGCCTTCTTTATAAAGATGGTAAGTTCCAGGATGAAGAATTTGCAAGATGGTGTTCAGACCATAACACTACATGGAATGATAGCAACTTCTTTATGAGTGACAATGTTGGTGTTCTTAGCAACTGCTGTAGACTTCTCTCAGACACCTCTAAACTTGATGGTTTTATTAATTCTATTGGTGGAACCGCACTGTCAATTGGTTCTGTAAAAGTTAATACTATTAACTTAATGCGTATTGCATATGAAAGTGATTTTGATGAAAAGAAATATCTTAACTTATTAAAGAAGAGAACTACATTATGTTGTAAATCACTCGATGTTATCCGTCATATCATTGCTAGGAATGTAGTAAAGGGATTACTGCCTAACTATTGTGATGGTGGCATCGAAATGAGTAAGCAATATTGTACATGCGGTATTTTAGGTTTATATGAGGTAATTGAAGCATTTGGATATACAGAGAAAGATGAATTTGGAAATGTATCTTATACAGATAAAGGTATTGAATTTGCTTCAAAGATTTTTGAAGTATTAAATGATGTAAAAGATAATTTTACTGATGAGTTCAGCTACAATGTTGAATCTGTTCCTGCGGAACGTGCAGCAGTAATCCTTTGTCAGAAAGACAATCTGCTTTATGAGAAAGATGATAAGTTTATCTATTCTAATCAGTGGATTCCTCTTTCGGAGAAATGTACAATTCAGGAAAAATTGAGACTTAGTTCTATCCTAGATACTAAATGTTCAGGAGGAGCTATCGCACATATTAATCTTGAACAGAACTTCCCTAACAAAGATATGGCATGGGATATGCTCAATATGATTGCCGCATCTGGTGTTATCTATTTTGCATTCAACACAAGAATTAATGAATGTGATAATCATCATGGATTTGTTGGAACAGATATTTGTCCGGAATGCGGTCACGGTATTATGGATACTTATCAGAGAATTGTAGGTTTTCTTGAGCCTGTTCGTGCATACTCTAAGGATAGAAAGAAAGAGTTTGACACAAGACAATGGTATTCATATGCAGATATGAAAGGTGAAATTTAATGATTATCAAACAATTACTAGATGAAGATTTTGTAAATTATAAAAAGCCATCTATGTTTATTGGTTCATCAATATGCACTTGGAAATGTGAAAAAGAATGTGGTGAGCAAGTATGCCAAAATAGCATACTTGCTTCCGCAAATAACATTTATATCAATGATGAATCTTTAGTAAATAGATATATTAATAATTCTATCACATCAGCTATTGTTGTAGGTGGCTTAGAACCTCTTGATACATGGGAAGAACTGTATAAACTGATAACTTGTGTAAGGACAAAAACAGATGATGACATTGTTATTTATACAGGTTATTACAAAGAAGAGATTCAATCATATATTAATAAATTAAAACAATTCTCAAATATTATTGTTAAATTTGGAAGATATATACCAAATAGAGAGAAACGCTATGATGAAGTATTAGGTGTATATCTAGCATCAGACAATCAGTATGCAGAAAAAATAAGTTAGGAGTAACATTTTGAAAGTTGTAGTATCTGAAAATAAAGAATTGGTAAAAGAGATTAGAGAAAAATTAAAAGACAATGATGGTTATTGCCCATGTTCTTTGGTAAAAAATATCAATACAAGATGTCCTTGTAAAGAGTTTAGAGAGCAAGAAGATCCAGGAGATTGTCATTGTGGGTTATACATTAAAATCAATGAATAGGGGTGATTGTATGGTTAAAAGATTACCATCTAATAGATATAAAATGACGAACCATTCTAAAGATAATTTAAAAAAAATAGGATTTAAAAAAGTGATAAATGAACCGGATTTATATACTTATAGATTCCCTGTATATAAATATAACAATATCCCTACAGAATGGTGTGTATTAAATATAGACAGTTCAACTGGCGAAGTTAATATTGATGTAGTTAATAATAGTGGTAATTTTTTGTCTGCCTTCTATCAACATATGAGTGGCTTTGATGAATTTATTGAAAAGATTAATTCGAGAATTAAAAATAAGTTATCTAAATTAGGAATAAAGAAAGTGAAAAAGTAAATGGCAGAAAATACAATTACAACAAATGAATGCGAAAAATGTAAATACGGAACGATTGATTATTCAAATAAAGCAAAATTACCTGTGTATTGCAGCTATAAAAATAAGACTTATGTATATGGTCAAAGAATACCATGTGATTATTATGAGGAGACAAAAGAATAATGTATCTCGTTTTAGGTTTAATTAAGATTTTAGATAATATAATCCTTACAGCAAAATCGTTATCTCAATATAAAGGGCAAAAGTTTGTTTCTTCTATATTAGTAATTATTTCTCAGTTGTTGTTTTATTTAGTTATTAAAGAAGTTATTAATGATAATTCTTTGATGGCAATAATTATTGTTGCTGTTAGTTCCGGAATAGGGAATTATATAGCTTTTATAATAAATGATAAATTCAAGAAAGATGATGTTTGGGAGAATACGATTACATCATCAGATAAAGATTTTCTTGTTAATCTTTGTACAATGCTTAGAGAACATAAAGTCAAATATCTTCTCTATGAAACACTTAATCGTAGGTTTGAGCAATCATATACTGTGACTGCTTTTACCAAGACAAAAGCAGAGAGTAGATTGATTGATGAGTATTTGAAGAATACAAATGTTAGGTATTTAAGAATGATTGATGGCGTAGAAGTAAAAATGTGATAAAAAAGGGTAAATAAAAGATAGATTTTATTGTCAAAAATAAAGGAGAATTATTATGGAAACGATTAAGATTAAAAAAATAAATGAAAATGCAATTATTCCAACAAGAGGAAGTGAATATGCAGCCGGTTATGATTTGTATGCCTGTGTTAATGTGCCAACCACTATTCCCGCACATTGCACTGAGAAAATCGGAACTGGATTATCAATTGAAATCCCAAATGGATATTTTGGAGCTATTTTTGCAAGAAGTGGTTTAGCAACAAAGCAAGGATTAAGACCTGCAAATTGTGTAGGTGTTTGTGACAGCGATTATAGGGGAGAATATATAGTAGCTTTACATAATGATACAGATGAAGCTAAATTAATTATGCCTAGGGAACGTATAGCACAATTAGTTGTTATGCCATTCTTAGAAGTAGAGTTTGACGAAGTTAATGAATTAGAAAATACCAAACGTGGAGACGGAGGGTTTGGTAGCACAGGAACAAATTAATGGAGTAATTATATTATGGAAGATAAAATGCTTTTATCCATAAAAGATATTATGGAAATGACAGGTCTTGGTGAAAAGAAAGTACGTCAAATGTTAAAAAGTCCAACAAGTACATTTACAATTCGTAATGGAAATAGATTATATGCACACAAAGAGTTGTTTAAAGATTACATAGAGAAGTGTGCAAAGTTCCATTTGACATTGTAATTGCGACAATTTATAATTAAAGCATCAAGAAAATTACCCATAGATATTATTAATAATGAAAGGAAGATAATATATATGGGAAAAGATCTTAAAGGAAAAGAACTGGGAGTTGGATTAGGTCAAAGAAAGGACGGTAGATACGAAGCAAGAGCTGTTGTTAATGGTGTGAAAATTGCTTTATATGATTTCAATTTAAGTGAATTAAAAAGAGAGTTTGAAAGAGAAAAAGAAAAAGCAAAAAGAAGTAACGTTGTTCATTGTCCAGATATTACAGTAATGGAATGGTTTGATGCTTGGTTTGAGCAATACAAAAAGCCGACATTAAAACCAACCGGTGTAGTAACATATAAAAGAAAATTTGTTAATACATACGGTGAACAATTAGGTTTTGTTAAGGTTAAAGAATTAAATCAATTTGCAATCCAAACTGCAACATCTGAACTAGTTAATAAAGGTTATAAGTTTAAGTCAATCAGAGATGCATTATCTGTTTTAAAACTTATGTTAGACGCAGCCGTTGGTAATTGTGTAATTGATAACAACCCGGCATTAGGTATTATTGTACCAACATATGCCGAAACAAAAGAAGAAAGAAGAGTATTAACAAAAGAAGAACAAAAAATGTTTCTTAATAAAGTGGAGTCTTCTCATTATAAAGAATTATATCAATTTATGTTATCAACAGGTGTTAGAGTTGGTGAAATGGGTGCATTACAATGGTCTGATATTGACTTTGAAAATGAGTTTGTTAATATAAATCATTCATTAACTTGTCACTATGTTAAAAGTAAAAAAACTCTCATGCTTACAACACCAAAAACAAAAAACTCTTTTAGAAAAATACCGTTCTTCGGAGAAACAAAACAAATTCTTTTAGCACAAAAAGAAAAACAACAAAATCTTAAAAAGCAGCTTGGTGACAGATGGAGAGGTTCAGAAGAACTTGGGAATGCAGATTTAGTATTTACATCTTCGATGGGTTCTCCAGTTACTCGTTATGTTTTAGAGCATGATATGAGACAGATATCAAAAGAAATCAATGCGATAGAATTATATAACGCTTCCAGAGAAGGAAGAAATGCAGTTGCTTTTGACTATATTCACCCTCATGCATTAAGGCACACTTTCGCTACAAGATGCTTTGAAAAAGGTATGAGTGTGGAGACAGTTCAGAAAATAATGGGACACGCAAATATTAATATGACTATGAGTTACACGCATGTTTTAGACGATGTATTGAAACAGGCAGCATCAAATGTGGGTAATTTCTTAGATGCGTAAAACTGTTGCGACAGATTACGATTTGCGTAAAAAAAATTGAACAACCAAGATTTATCTTAACAAAAGTTGCGTAAAAGTTGCGTAAAAATCGCAAGTAGGGGTTGCGAAGCCAGTAAAATCAATGGTTTCAAAAATTCTTATCAAAGCAGATGTTAGGATAAATTATTCGGCAAAGATATATGCGAATGACGGTTCAAATCCCCTTATTTTCTAGGATTTGAGCCGTTTTTCTTTACTCAAAAACTAATTCTTGATGCGTAATTATAATGGCATAACTTGGCATAAAACGGCATATTTTTTCAGTGTTTTGCGTATGAAATTGCAACGGATTTGCGTAAATTATGAATGCAAGAATCTTCGGCTAAGTTTCGCAAATTAAGACCAAGTAACCGGGTAATTTTCTTGAAATAATTATTTCAAATAAAAAGTAAAAAAGGGGACATTCTCATTGAGAATAATCCCCTTGATTTTTTATTTACATGTGTACCAAATTTTGATAATGCGTATCTAATGTTAGTACAGCATTATATAAAACTGATAGAATAAAATTTCTCATATTTGTTATCTTACTCGGATAACTATTAATCGCATCAATAGTATAAGTAATATGATTCATATTAACTTTCAATAATATAATTTTCAAATGTTCACAATTTATTTCCCCATTATTAATTTTAATACGTTCATAGTTATTAACGAATATATCTACAATTACATCTACAATATTATCTACCAGTTCTTTATCTGACGAACCAACAAACACAGGCTTATAATCTATATTTGTTTGTATGATGTTAGTATATAAAGTATTATTCTTTATAGTATTATTACTTAAAGTCTTATTATACGAGTGGGTTTCCCACTGCATAGGTAAGCTACCGAGTGGGTTTGCCACAAGTGGAGAAGCCACATGTGGGTTTTCAACATATGGCTTTATAGAAGTTTGAGCCGTAGGTGGATTTTCAACATATGGGTTATCACATACTTCATATTCATAATAAAACTGTTTTGTTTCGTCATCTTTAAGCCTATGTTGTATAAGATAACCATTGTCTTTTAATTCTTTCCACGCACCTCTAAAAGAAGTTTCACCATCCGTAGATTTATTAATTAAGAACTGCTTATAAAGAATGAAGTTCTCCAAACTAATATAAGATTCAATGAGTGATAATAATCCCTTGGCTTTCAAAGATAAATTCTCGTCTCTAAGAGCAATGTTACTTACTTGAGCAAATGATGTCTTTTTCTTTCTGAAAGCTCCTGATTGCTGCATATAAATCACTCCTTATTTAATTAGTTTCATTAGTTTTTCTCTTGCAGAAAGTTCTTGAGTTGGTTTCTTATTTTGTATAGTTATAGTGTAATCATCTTTGAATGTTACACCAGCACTAAACTGCATATCTAACTCAATTTTCTTTTTGTCTTCTTTAATAGATTCGTATAATTTGTTAATAATAGTCATTGGATATTGCAATCCACTCATAAATATCATATCTGTTTTAGTCTGATATCCTTGGAATATATCTCTCCAATATCCAAAGGTTAATTGTAACTCATCATAATCAACTTTCACAGTCTTACGCATAGTAGAAGATTTAATCCCACAGTAGTATAATGTATTACGTGGTTCAATATCGGCAAAAATATTATTTGCAATAGAAGTCTTTATTGCCGATGTAATATCTGTTTGTGTAGGTTTGCGAACAAAATGATTGAGAATACCATATCCCTTTTGTTCTAACATTGCACAGATTTCAGAATAATCATAAATACCATCAATAGAAGTAGACACATCTGATATAAGAGAATAGATTAAATTAGCAAGTGTCTCATTGCTTTTAATAAAATTAGACTCTTTATTGTTATCAACAATAAATACAGTATGTTGAGCACAACCGAATAACTCTTTAAGTAATTCATATGAATTGGTTTTTGCTTGTAATGACTCTGATAAACTTGGAATAGTAATAACCGGAATAACAATTTTTCCTAATTCATTTTCTAATAACTCTGTCATTAATGCACACATTCCAGAAGAAGTACCACCACCAGTTGATCCAAATAAAAATACATACTTTCCAGTTAAATAACGTTCTATGTGTTTTAATATATCCTCATAATTATGTGCTAAATATTCTTTAGATACATCTCTGTCTTTGTGACAACCAATCGCCCCCTTAACGTGATAGTAGTGCATATCTTGTAATCCTAAACTATTCAAATCTTCCATAGCAGAATTAATATAAAAACTTGCCAAGTTATATTTTTTAAAAGCTGCAACCTGATTTCCACCACAAGCACCAATTCCTAATAATCCAAAATCTTTTAAGTCATGCATACTTATACCCCCTTAATTAAATTAATACCATCTTCAGTAATGTAATACATTTTTTGATTACCATAGTTCCCTGATTGACAAACCAAACCTTTATCAATTAATGAGGATAAATGTTTCCAAATACAAGATCTTTTTACTTCGGTTATATTCATTTCTTTAATAGTCAACCCAAGTATATGATTTGTTGCCCCATTAGAATCTAAGGAACTTAAAATGAGATAATCAATTCTGGAAAGTTCTGTATGATTCCCTGCTGTTTCCATATGTTCCCTCCTTTTCTTAACAGTCACAAAATGTTATAAAGTGTTACAAAGTGTTCCTTTGTTGTTCACATTATAAACAGTATTGTTTATAAAGTCAACAGATATATTTTTTATTTTGTGATATAATTATAGTGAAGGGAGAGAAGAGTATGGAAGTTAATTATGATAAATTGTTTGTATATATGTTTAAAAATAATATAAGTAAAAGTGAGTTAGCTGAAAAGGCTGGGATTAGTAGAAATACAATCATTAAAATGACAAAAGGTGAGCCAGTACATTTATCTGTAATATTAGCAATTTGTGAAGCCTATGGACTTCCATTATCAGATGTAATTCAAGAAAAATAAAAAAAGGGGACTACTCTTGAATTGAGTAATCCCCTTAATTTATTATTCAGATAAATCTAATAGCATATTATATTCATCCTCAGAAATAATTTTTAATGCCCAATCTTTAGGACAATACATTTTAAATTTCTTATTTATATTATTCTTCTTATAGTACATATTCCATAAGTAAACATTAGCCAAAGAACGAGCTTTATGCATTTCACATATGTATGTTGCACGTTTGTCCGGTGTGCCAAATTCTTGATAATTATATGCGCTACACCACGAACACCCTTCAGCAATAGGGCAGTAAAAACATTCATCTGTACTTTGAGTTTTACGATCAATACAGTTTAAACAATGCAAACAATCTTTTTCACATTTAGATGATGCAATGCCATCATTTACATTTCCGATCCTCATTGGATTACGAGTACAACCAAGAGATGACTCCATATATCTAATACAAGGATATAAGTACCCATCTGGGTCACATGATAACATTAATCCAGTTCCTCCACACCAATTTTGTAGGTCATTTTCATTTTTCTGTTTGAAGAAGCTTTCTTCAAATAAAGAACAATATATATCCCCAACTAAGTCATTATCAATAAAATAATTGGCAATCTTTTTTAATTGTTTATAAAATTCTACAGAGTGTTCTTGTTCCCATCCTTTTTCATAAACACAATTTGCATTTATATCTAAATAGCCCAAATCAACCATATGAATAATTGCATCATAAAGATAATTTATGTTACCAGGAGCAATAGTTATTTTGCTTCCCATATAATTACCTTTTGCAATCCAATCGTTTGCACCAGCAACTGCAATATCATAGCTTGGATTTCCATTAGGGAATATTCTGCAAGAGTCATGTAGTTCTTTATTACCATCAATAGTGATAGAAAAAGACATATGATCTTTATTTTTATTTAAAAACTTTTGCACTCTTTCATCAAAATAAAGTACGCCATTAGAACATATACTTATACAATAATTCGTTGCCCAAGGATGTATCAATTCAATGGTGCGTTCTCTAAAATAATCTACGATTTGATCTATTAATTCAATTTCAAGAAAAGGTTCTCCACCAATAAATTCAAGTATGATTGCAGGAGAGTTTTCAGGATTAATATATTCTTTAAAACCTTTTTTCCCGGAGAGTAATAAGTCAATATATTGCTTTGCAATATCAAAAGACATTCTTCTTTTTCCTTTATTGATTTGGTAACAATATGTACATGCAAGGTTACAATTATCTGTCACTTGAAAAGTTACAGTTCTTGATAATACCATTTTAGATGAGTCATTAGATGAATATTCAGGGTACAATCTTGCAATCATATCTTGCCATTGTTCAAGTCTTCTTAATTTCTTTTCTGTCATTCCTTTTACTCCTATAATTCCTTATTCAACATTTTCTAAAGCTGCAATTCCACATTCGCATAAAACATCTATTGTCATAATATTAGTAGTAAAATCAACACTCCAGTTATACTGATGTTTACCATATAATTCTTCTGGAACATATAACTTTTCAACTTCCAATTTTGCCATTTCATACTCTGCCTTAATTCTTGACAACTCTTCAGAATATTTCAAAAAAGGTTTGCTTACAAACAAACTATCATCAGTATCATCCTTATGCATCTCAAGTAATTTAGTAATAATTTCTTCTCTTGTGAATACTTCATAATTTAATCTCTGTAAATAATTAACCATATCCTGAGTAACACTAATTTTAATCTTTTTCATAATTTAATTCTCCTTATTTTCTTTATACTGAAGCTTTTGCTGAGCCAAAACATTGTGCAGAGCAAGTAGCATAACAATTTGTTGAGCATGTTGTTGAACATGAATTTTTACATGTGGCTGTACAATTTGTATTACAACTACTTCCACACCCAGTAGAACATGTTGTATAACAAGTAGTAGTACATTGGCCGTAACAAGAACCTTTGCAACCTGAACATTGAGAAGAACATCCGGCACAACCATCACAACCCGAACATGAAGCGCAAGAGCCACTACATCCTGAGCAACCTGAACCACATCCTGATGAACAACCATTACAACCACCAGTACAACTAGTACATCCACTAGAACATCCGGTACCACATCCTTCTGCACATCCTGTGCCGCATCCTATAGCACATGAGCCTCCGCATCCATCTCGGCAAGCACCGTCACAACCAGAACATCCGTTACATCCTCCGCAAGAACTTGTACAATCACCAGAACAACCACTAGAACATGCACTTGCACAACCTGAACCACAACCACTTGTACAGTTTGAACCACAACCGCCTTGGCAGCCATAACATCCACCACCACATCCTGCGCCACAACCAGTAGAACAACTACCACCGCAACCAGAACAACCGGTGCAGTCAGCACATCCAGACGAACAACCTGATGAACAAGAAGCACCGCATCCACCAGAACAAATATTACCGCATCCGTTAGCACAAGTTGTTCCACAAGTAGCAGTACATCCACTGCCACAACCGCCAGAACATCCTGAACAGCCACCATCACATCCTGAACACGATGAACAAGACGAACTGCAACCAGCACATCCTCCACAAGCAGAAGCGCAAGTAGTGCCACAACCAGTACACGCAGTTCCACATCCTCCGCTACATGTATTACCACAACTTCCTATACAAGTTGCAGAGCAACCGCCAGTACAAGTTCCGCTACATCCGTTACATCCTCCTGAACAAGTACCAACACACAATCCAGTACAAGCACCTCTACAAGATGAGGTAGTTCCGGTCATAGTTTCTTTTGCCAATGTATCAACATAAGTAATTAATTCATTTGTGAAACTGCTTGGTATAAGTTCATTCTGTTTAACGAATTTTAAGTTTCCTTTATCTTTAATTTGCAGTAACAAGTCTATTGTCTTCTGACCATGTTCTGCTAAAATTGTTCCACCTTGTTTTGGGGCAGTAGTAAAATCATACGTTGTTGCAGCAAAAGAAGAAAGAGATCCATATCCAGATCTCCTTGCCATTTCTGCTTTAACTTTATTTTTCAAACTAACAATTTCTGTTGCTGTAAGCATAAAAATCACCCCCAGACTGCTTTCGTTGCGACCCAAGCGGTGCCATTATGGTATTTCATTATTCCACCATTACCAGTGTCAATCCATAATAATTCTCTATCAGTAGGAGCTGTAGCACCTATATAACTTCCACCTGAACCTGTTTCAATTGTTGTCCATGTTGTACCGTTTTTATATTGTAATTCTGCGTTATAAAATCGAATACCATGAGCACCATTCACTGTATTTATAGGTACATCATGTGCAGTTAATCTGTCGCCTACATTATCTATTTGTTCAGATACATCGTTTAATTGTCCAGCAAAATCACTTAATTGTTCAGCAAAATCGTTTAATTGTGAAGTAATATCATCAGTTATATTTGCAAGACATAACCAATTAATATTTGTATCAGTGGGTTCACTGTCAGAATTTTGAACAAGACACTGCCAAAAAGCATTATTATGAGCAACAAAATCATTTACTAAATAAAGTGATAAATTATTCCATAAACCTCTTGGGGAAAGTCCCAAACCTGACTCACCTTTCTCACCCTGAATAATTCTTGGAATCCAATATGTAGTGTTTGTTGGAAGAGTAGCAATAGGTGTATCATCTCTTAAACATTCAAATGTTTGAGTTATGCCATTAACCGAATATGTTACAAAATTGTATTTTACATATTTGGTTGTTGAATTCCATTCACCTTTATTGACTACTGTTTCATGTATATATGTTTGTATATTATTTAAAAATAAATCTTGGACTTCTTCGATAGTCTTACTCAATCTATTCATATATACACTGTCAATAATACATTTTTGTAATTCTGCATTAGATTGTAATAATGTAGCAGCATTAGCAAATTGACCATTTGCTATATAACTATTAAATTGTCTCCAGTCAGAATACACACTACTTGATACATCTGTTTTTAAATCAAATCTTTGTACACTGTCAGGAAACGTTGTATAACTATTTGCCATATATTTTCCTCCTAGCTATAAGGATCTGTATCATAAAAAGCAACCATGCTAACATCCATAGTACCTCCAGTTGTTGATCCGTTTATTTGTTTTGTTACATATCTTTTTATATCTTTAGTAGTGTATGATTGATGTTCAATTAACCAATTAACATCCAACCAAGGAATATCAATCATATTTAAATTTATACTTTCTTGCAATCTACAAGCATGATAAAGTTCATAATTTGCTCTATCTTGAGCTAATGAATTTGAATAAATCTTACTATATTCATCACTGGATAATATCTTAGTTATTTCTTCCCCAATATTAGACTTATGAAATGGTGAGAGAGTGTTTGTTTCACTTGCTTCTGCATACACCTGATGTTCACCAAGCCAATAAAAGTCATTATTTACTTTTCTATATTTGAATACATTGTATGTTTCTATGGCAAGCGTTTTTGCAGGGATATGTTTTCCTTTGTCATCTACAATATAAGCCGTTGTTCCTGCAATAGTTAACTTGGAATCTGCACCATTTGTTTGAGGAATAAGAATTGCATATAAATCAAAGTTGCCTACAGATGTGACAGTTGCAATAGTGGGAGTATATGTATTAGTAGAAGTATCATAAGTACATGTATCCGTAGAATAAGTTGGTTCTAATTGTTGTCCCCATACAACAACTCGGTTATATATTTCTTTAAATGAAGTGTTTAAACCCTCACTGATAACAAGAGGAGAAATAAAATCATAGGTAAGCAAAATATTATCACTATCTTGATGTGGGATTTTTTGAATAATAAATGTACCATTAATATCAAAAAACATTTCAAAATCAGAAAATAAAGAAACTACTTCGTTTAATACATCATAATAAGTTTGTGTTGCATCAAATTCCATTTCGTATGGAATAAGTAATCCATCTAAGTCAGATAAAATATATTTAGTTACATTTGCTTCTTTAAGAAGTGTAACAAGTAATTCTCGAACATTTTCATCTTCCTCAAACTTAATAGAACTCTTTAATGCACCGTTTCTGTCACCATTTAATTTACTCATAAGATCCGAACAACTAAGTGAAAGAGTATTAGTAGATGAATCAAAAGAGTAATTACTGTCAAGCATTATAAATGTGCCTTTAAGATATTTAATTATCTCACCAGTTCGAACCTCCTTGATGCAAATATAAGGTCTAATATACTTGTCCATCCATATACGTTTATCAGTTCCTATTAACATAGAACTATCAGTAACTAATAAATCCATAGAATAAGTTCGTCTAATCGCAGAGTTTGCATCAATAGAAAACGAATCAGATATCAATTTCCCTTCTACAACATCAACAACTTTCATATCTGAATTTAACAACTCAACAGTTACAAACAAATCCTTTACATTTTGATTTATGATATTTTTATCTCTCTGAGTAATAACCATAAGCTATACTCCTTCCACATCGACATCAGATAAACCAGCATTGTAAAGATCTGTTGTGCTATCACTGTCGCCTATTTCCGTGAATTCTATATTATAAATTATATTATCTGGATGACCATCTACTGATTGAGAGATTGTATTACCGGTGCTAACCATCCATCTTCGCCCTTTGTTATCCTTTAAAATCATAGCTTGATTTTCTGTTAAAAAATTATTTACTTCTCGTCTGTAAGCAACGGCATTTTCAAAATCTAATTGACAATTATCTTTCACTGGTACAAAACTTGTACTCATAGAAAGTGTATCATATTGTGACATTCCGTTAGAGATAGCAAATGGTTTCTTTCTGCCAAGAGTAGTTATAAATTCCTTATTCTGATTTGTTGTTACTTCCAACGATAAATTCACAAATGCATGATATTGTTTTGCTTGTGTACACAAGTAACATCCATCAAAATCTGATATAACAGTATTGGTTATATAATTGGCCTCTGTACTATTTAACACCGGAACAATTGCAACTTCGTATTGTGTTTTATTCCCTTTGAGATAGTAATAAGTTTTAGCAAAATTAAAATCTTCCTCGGAATTAATCTCGTATTCGTAGATGGTTCTCCATAAGGTGTCGCCATATTCTCTTACCTTAATCCTCATAGAACTTATTGCACTAATTGGAATCAGAATATTTCCAGCAAGTAAATTCCCCTGGAATGTTGCCCAGAAGATTGTATTAATGTCCCAAATTAAAGAATCGTTTTGTTTGTTATAATCTGCATTTGCACTAACATATAAATCATTAATTAAACAGTTCATTACATCAATAACATTTATATTATCTCCCAATGTTGTTTTAAGCACATCCGTGCCAGTTACAGTCGCACCAAGAAAAATCATACAATCACCTCCATTTCAAAGAGAGTATCTTTTCTTTTAATCCATAACGAAATCTCATCTTCTGTATATGGATTAGCTTTTGTAATCATATAATCATTATTTTTATATATTGCATGAAGTTCAAAATAATATATATCAGAAAACGTATCATATTTATAATCAACAATGACAATTTCATCATTTCCTGATAATCTTAAAATTCTTTCATTTACACCAAACTGTGAACCCTTAATTAATAATGAAAAGTCTCCTGAAATAGTAAATCCTTTATTGAAATGAACAACATTATTTGTCAAGTCTGCAATCTCATTATCAATATAAGTAACATCAGAGTCAGATGTACCTTCTACAGATATAATGTTGGATTTCATATAAACTCCACCAGTGTCATACATATTCTGTAACTCAAGTACAAAATATGCTTCCGATTTAATAAAGTCAGCAGAAAAATTAATTCTACCAGTAGATAACACTATACCATTGATTGTTTCCCCTGTAGCAAGAATAGAATAGTGGTTATTATCTTGTAAGTTAGTTATTTTTACAGTATCAAGTACATAACGTGTATTAGAATCGTATATTACAACACTATCTGAGTTGTATACTCTAATACGATATGATTGTAACAATTCTCCCTCTGATTGAGCATAGGCAATATTTACACCATATGTCTGTGCCTGTATAATTTGGTCTGGTTCAATGTTGATTTGAAAAGTGGGAGTTGAATAGCAATAGAAGAGAAGAACATCTGACCATTCAGAATTAACACCATTGCTATCAGTAACCCTAATCGCAGCATTATATAAAGTACCATTTACTAAGCCAGATGAAATAGGTATCGCATGTTCTAATCTCATTGTTGTTTGAGTCTGTTCGTATACCACTTCGTTTGTTGTGTTATTTTTTATCACAAGTGTATTACTAATAGGTTGATTCCCTAGCCATGAGAACTTAATTGTACTCCCAAGGGAGGAGTCAAAGCTAGGTATCAAATATAAGCCCGGTTTCATAAATTACTCCTAATGAGGCAATATTATTGCATTAATCCAACTGTTTTCTGGTAATAAAACATATACAATATCATTCTCAGAATAATCTCCATTACTTACTACAACATGAGAAACACCATCTTTTTGTACAACATATTTATTATCAGCAACTTTTGAAACAACCCTACATTTATATGTCTTATCGAATTTTGCAGAACTAATTACCTTATTACAAACTGTAAATATAGCATCGGATAAAGCATTACTAATTTCTCTCATAATAATTTCTCCTTTAACAAAAAAATAAAAAAAGGGGCAGTCATAAATTAATATGACCGCCCCTATAACATTATTTAGAATGTAGTTTCTGAATTACTTTTAGTGGTAATTCCTTAACTATTTCATCAACGATCATATCCGAATTATCCGGATTATAAACGTTAATATCACCAATGGTAATTTCCATAGGCGAATTTTCTCTTTTGTTAATTGGTGCAATGGAAGAATATGCTTTGTTTAAGTTACTAAACATATTTCCCATTTGATTATTAGTTAACACAACTTCTCCATAAAGAAGTTTTGCCAGTGTTTCATTTGGTTTTAAGTTGTCCTCTGTTAAAGCTACAAAGTTTTCAGGTAATTTATTCTTAGAGGTCGGCTTACCAACAATACCACCAGAATGGTATAGATGCATTGTTGCACCATTTTTACCACCTTTGTTTGAAGTTGTGTTACCTTTCGTGCCATTACCTTTGTTTCCATTAGTTCCAGCACTCGCAGCTTTTGCTTGATAATCAAGAATTTGTTTATAAGTTTCTTTTGCATTGGTAAGAATGGTTTCCAATGAACTAAAAGCAGAGTTAGCCTTACTTACCTGTGAAGCAATTTGACCATATAAAGACACAGCAACATTTTTAAATTCCTCTAATTTTTTCTGTCTTTCGTCTAAAATAGTGGCCTCAGAATCCTTTGCAGAAGTATGTGCCGATGTAACAAATTCAAGAGCAGAAGTAATATTAGCATCTGCCTCTGTCCATTTATCAGATAATTCTTTTGTTTCATCAGTTCTATTCTGAATAGCCTCTAATTCTTCCTCGTTCTCAACTATTGCTTTATTGATTGCATCTTGAGCTGCCTTTATCTCTAATTGTTTAGCGAGATAGGCTTCAGCTTCTTCTCTGATTTGCTGCATAGTAGTATTGTTTGCATCAATCTTTTCTTGAATGGTATCTACTTCAGTTTTAGCATTATTTAATGAAGTTTCTAAGATTGTTAATATACCTTCATCTTGTTGCAGAATACTATTTTCACCAGATGCTTTAAACAATTCAAGAAATGCTCTTTTAGAAATCAATCGTTCATAACTATCGGAAACTGCATTTAATTTCTTAGCATATTCTTCCCATGTCTTAATTTCATTATCAATAATTAATAAGTCATCTTCTTTATTTTTATTTAAAGTATCAATCTGCTTATCAAAAGAAGCGATAGTATTATTATAATTCTGTTGGTCTAATTCTTGTTGAGCATCACGAATAGCATCCTGATCTGCTTCATAAACAAAACCTTCTCCGGCACGATAGATACGCTGAGTCTTGTTTCGCATAGCTTTTTCAAGATTATACTTGGCATTCTCTAAATCAATTTCTCTTTGACGTTCATCATTAGACTCTGTAAGAGCATCCTTTTGTTCTTGGATTGCTTTGATTTGCTCATCATAACCATCTGATAAAACTTGTCTTCTTTCATTTAAAGCTTCAATTTCATCTTGGACAAGAATGTTAGCATATCCAATTGCACTTTCTATTTTTGACTGTAGTTTGGTCTGATAGTCTAAATCTTCTTCCAATTCCTTATTTAAATCTTCGTACTGTTTTATTGGCAATAGAAGAATAGCTCTATTATTTTCTATTTGAGCAATAGTACAGGCATTAATATTATCCTGAGCCTCTTGTACTTGGTCATTATATTCCTTATATGCTGCGGTTCCCCATTTTTCGCCATCACGTTTTGCGATAGCTGCTTTAAGGTCAGCTTTATATATCTCTTTGTTTTTTTCATGTAAGGCATTCATATCCAAGTATTGCTGTGCAGTTCCTTGACCACCTCTGGCTTCTTCCAAATCTATGTCGTTTTGAATATCTTGGATTCGGCTATTATAATAACTGGTTTTATTAGCACGACCTTCTCTGCCATTCTCATATTTTTTATCTGGTTCTGCCTCTACATATTCATCATAAGCCTTTTGAAGTTTTAATCGTTCTTCTTCGGTGGTTGCCAAAGCCAGATTAAGTTTTAGTATTTCACCTTTGATTCTTTTTTCTTCGTCAAGCCATTTATTTTTTTCAGCGACAGTCATACTTTCTTGGTCTACAAGATTATGATTTTCAAGATTTAATTCATTTTGCTCAAGTAGTGTGGAATTGACTTCGTCTTCATTCGCTTTAAGTTTTTCAACAGCATCGTTATTTTGGGTTATTGAATCTTGCCATCTATCATAAATCTCAACAAGCTTCATAACTCGATTGTATTCTTCCTCGTTGTCAAAGTTCTCAATTGTTAGCTGACTTCTATCACCGGTTATCAATTTTATATATTTGGGGTCAATTTTAGCAGACTCTGTCTCCCAAATGCTTTTATATTCTTCAGAAGCTTCTGCGGTGGCAGTAACTAAATCCTCGTTTGCCCCCTTTAATTGCTTTAATACAGCCAATCTTTCAGTAAAACCCTCTGTATTACTAAGAGTGTTATCAAGTTCTTCAATTCTACGATTGGCATTTTCTACAGATCTTGCAAACCAGTCAAAATCTTCTGAGAATTTTTCTTCTTCACCTGAATCAGATCCAGAAGCACCAAATGGAAGATCGGTTCTAAAATCTGGAACAACAGTAGAAATAGAAGTATTAACTCCATTTATAATTTCTTCTATCTCAACAAGTTCTTTTTCTGCTTGTACCATATCATCATATGCAGATATAGAGGGATTTAAATAGTGAGTCCGGTCATTAACAGTTGATTCGTATTTTCTTTGAGCACTTTCAAATATTAATTTTTTACGAGCATACTCTTTATCCATAGCAAGTTTTGCTTCAAGATAATTTGAATAGTTGCCTAACTCTATGCCATATTCTTTTGCCTTATTAATTAAATCTTCTGATAAACCATCAACAACAAGATCATAGAAAGATTCATCTTCGCCTTTTTTCTGAGCCATATATAATTTGTAATTTTGCAAATCTGCTTCGTATTCTTTTTGTAAATCCCTTAATAAATCTTTTTCACTTGCTTTGCCTTCTAAGTATTTATCAATAGTAGCAGTAAGACCGGGATATTGACTTGCAATATTTTGTAAAGTAGAAACAGATATTTTACCACTTTCAGAAACTTCGCCTTTTACAGTTTTAATCATGGAATGAGTAGACTCTAATTCAGACAACATTTCATCTAAACTAATATTGCTACTCTCTGTAGTCAGACCATCAAACAATTCTAAGATTTCATCACTGGCACCAGCATCTTGCAAAGAAGATTTTAAGCTTTTTAACTTGTCATCAATTAAAGTCTGAATGGCATATGACAAATTATCGGTTTCACTGGTAAGAGTAGGAAAACTTTGCAATAAATCTAATAGGTCGGAAGAAGATAAGTTATTATTCCTAATCTTATCTAAAGCTTCTGATAAACTATTTAAATCAGATTGATAATTATCTATTCCTTCTTGGTTTGTAGCATCAAACGAAAATTTTGGGACAGAAGTATTAACTGCTTCTTGTGATGTTGCAATACTATTTAAATATTGTAAATATACAGATGCGGGAGTTTGACCTTCTTCTAATATTAAATTAGCATCTTCAAGAGCAGTAATTAAATTATCATATTGAGCAATATCACTTTCAGTCAAAGTTCCATTTGCAAACTTCTGTTGAATTTCTTCCTTAGTTTTATCTAAAGATGTGTCATTTAAAGCAAAATCTATTTGAAGTGTATTCCATTCACCAGAGCCATTATTTAGCTGATATATTTTTTTCTTCCAAGACTCTATATAATCCCACATTTGCTGATTAAGTGGATTGTCAAATGTACCGTCTTCATTTCTAAGTAACATTAATGTCTCTTGTTGCTCTAAAAATCCTTGAAGAATAGAAGCAGAACGTTTTCCTAATTCTTCTTGAAGAATTAATTGGCTTTCTTGTAACGAAGTGACAAGTTTATCATTTCCCTCTGTTATTGCGGCATCAATTTGATTATTAACGCTTTCTAAATTAAATAATAGCCCTTGGTCGTCTATACGAGATGCCTCTTTCTCATTAATTTGTGCTGCCCATCCATGTAGCACATTGCCTTCAGCATTATATTCTGTATCAAAATCTGAACCCCATTCATCATTAAATGTTTCTCTGTTTTGTACTGATAGTTTTTTGGCATCTTCTTTAGCAAGGTCTTCCTTGGTTTTCTTTTGTTCTTCTAATAATTTATTTTGCAGAATTAATTTATTAAGTTCATCATCTTCAACAAGAGTGATTGTACCTTCACTTAATTTATTCCTTAATTCTAATATTCTTTTTTCATTATCTATTATTGCATTTCCAAGAGATTCAACTTCTTGGATAGTATTTTCATATTCATTTCTTAATTCTGAAATTTTCTCTTTTTGTTCTTCAATGGTTGGATTCCATTTTTTATACACTTTAACTGCAAATCCTACTGCCACAGCGATACCAAGAATCCATGTTGCAGGATTAGTAAGTATTGCGGCTGCCATAGCTTTCGCATTTGCTAATAGAGCAGTAGTATATGCTTGCATTGAGAATGTAGCCAACCCGGTTGCAGAGGCAGAAGCAGTTTTTGCAACAATAGCTCCCGTCTCTGTTTGGGTTAATTTTTTATTTGCTAATACACTTGCTTTTTGACTTTCGGTTAAATTTTTAGTTAATCTGTCTAATTCATCCGTATCAGTCGCAGTGCTTCTTAATGCCTCTCCAAAAGCACTCATACCTTTAAAATCAAATATCAAACATTATTATAATACATAATATATTAGGGGTATATTATATATTCAAATTCAACTTTTACGGATAATTATTTGTTGTCAATAATAAAATTTTTAAATTCATTTTCATATAATGCATGGCATGTTCCATTCCCATAACAAGCAAAATATTCACTAAACATTGCTTCCATATTTTCGTGGTCTGTGATAGTAATATGTACTTTACCTTGCTCATCTACATTTTGACTAAAGTAACGCATACCGCCCAAGATACGATCTCTTAAAACGGCACAGTCCCGACGCTTTCCATCCTCATCAATTTTGGTTAAACGTTCACTTTGTTCATCAATTTTTTTATCAAGTTGAGTACAACGATCATTCATTATAGATACAAATTTTTCAATTCTTGTTGATAATTCTTCAATCGCTGCAGTGTTTTTATCAATTGTAGAAACTTCTTCCTCACGTCCTTTTCTTTTATTGTAAGCTTTGATAAATACTCCCCACAGCCATTTAATGAATTTTTCCAAACCAACCACAATTGCAACAATTACAATTAGTGCGGATAATAAATCCAAAAAAGTATGTTCTGCAAAATATTCAATCATTTGTTCTAGCATTTTACAAATCACCCTTAGTCATATCTGACTCCTCCCTCTTTTGTTCTAGTCTTATAAATATTTATAAGAATTTTTATTTACACGGTTTTCCTGTCTTCCTTATGACCATATTGTAAGTAATGCAACACATATGGTTTATAGCCATCCTTTTCTCCAAATGCATTTTGTAAATCGGGATTGCTTGATTTATAAATTGTAACATTAAATGTACTTTTTGCTTGACGACCCTCTTTAATACCATAATTAATATAGTGATTAAATAATTTTGTAGCATCAGTACCAAAATGCCTCTTCAAATCACTATAAGAATTTGCATAGTACATAGGATCGAATACAAGAGAATAATCAACTCCGTTATATACATATCCCTTTGTCGTAGTGATATCTAATGGTTTTGAGGTTGAAGTAGAACTGGAAGAAGATAATTTAAGAACTTGTCCAACCTTAACGATATAAGGAAATTTAATCCTATTTAAATTAGCTATTGTTTTCCATGCAACACCAGTTTTCTGTCCAATCTTAGAAAGAGTATCACCTTTCTGTACAATGTAAGTATTTGCTGATACTGTTATAACAGGGGAGTTAGTAATTGGTGTAGAAATACTATTGTCTACCTTTATTCCCACATAATCTAAAAATCCTTTAGCTACATCTTCACCTTGTTCCTTGCAGAACATTTCAGTTTTCATTAATGCCGCTTCTTCTTTATTAGTCATAAAACCAATTTCAACCAGGCAAGCAGCTTTAACATTCATAGCAACACAGTTACACATTGCAAGAGATTGTTTCTTTACACCACGATTCTTTTGTTTTGTGCCTTGAACAAGTCGTGCTTGTATTTTAGTTGCCATTGCAAAAGAGTCACCAATATATGCAGAATTACTATGAATTAATGTTTCTACTCCATTTGCAGAGTTCCATACTGATTGATGTGCATTAGCATGAAAAGAAATAGAATAGTGACAACCCTCATTCTTAATTTGTTTCTGTCTTGTTGATAATGCCACATCAGGATCATCTGTTGCATTAGTATCATCCCAACCAACTCTGAATGTTGATATGCCGTATTTCTGCAAATACTGTTCACAGTAGTAAGCAGATTTTACGTTAATCCAGTGTTCCAGATGGTTGTCCGGGGTGCGCTTACCGGCAGTATTACTGCCATGACCAGCATCTATTGCCACTTTGCATACCATATTCCCATCCTCCTTTACTTTAATCTTTAAAATATCATTTAAAATATCCAAAACCTGATATCCATAACTGTCCTTTGCTTTATTTGCCTCTTCCAAGCTTTTATACTTCTTGGTGTTATAACCCGGTACAGCCCAAGTCCCACCTAAATCTTCCATATGAGGAGCAGTCCCACCTTTAACATTTATAAACCACTGTGTTCTTCTAGGGTCTACATTTAGTTCATTTAAAGATGATTTAGTCGCATAAGATTTTGCATGTTGTGCGTGTGCTAATATACCAATTTCAATGGAAGTAAAAGAGCAACCTGGAACTCCACCGGTAGCACCAATACCGGCAAAATTATTTTGTGTATATTTAACATCTCCACCATACTTTAAGTTGCCTGTTTCTTTAAGCATCTGACAGAAGATTAAATCCCCACGAACACCTTCTTTTGCTGGAATATCTAAATATAGCTGGCAAAACTCTATGACAGATATACTTCTTGAAAGTTTAGGATTTTTATTTTTAGACAATAAATAAGAAGCCATCTGTTGTGCAGTGGCTTGTGATTTTCCTAAAATTAAAGTCATAATTTCACTTCCTTCTAAAGTAGAAGAGTACGGTGATATTTCACACCGTACTCTTAATTACAATTATTTACTTGTATTACTAGCAAGTTCTTTTGCAGTATTCAAATCTCTAACCGCTGATTCGATTAAAACATTCAATTCTTCCTCAGTAATAGAGTATTTGGTCTTATCAAGAATACCGTTAATAAAATTAAGAACATATTCCTTTTTCTGTTCTCCAAGACCAGTACCAACAAAAATCTGTTCTGCAGCTCTTACTGCATAATCAACATACATTGCAATAGTATCAAACTTTTCTGCACCGATTTCCTCTTTAAGTTTAGGAATTACATATCTTGTAATTAAAACAACAGCCACTGTAATAACTAAACCAATTACCATTTTTAAAATTTCCATCATCCATGTTTCCATAATTCATTTCTCCTTTTCTTTTATGAAATTAAAAAAGAGCCAATATAGGCTCTCAGTTACCATAACTTTATTCATTTAATATTTGATTAATATCAATTTGTTCCCATATCTCTTTTGGTAAACTACCTAATACTTTAGGAACATTTTCTTTTGCTGATTTTTTTAAGTACCAAATATTACAGGTGGCAACCTCGCCCCAAGCAAGAGCAGCAATAGTAGTAATATTTGACATATCTAAATTAAAAAAAGTTCCCACAACCAAAACAATTGTAAGAACTATTGCAGAAATATAACTTGCTAATAATATTTTTTTACTTGTCTCCATAATGCTATTCCCTTATATCTCTTCAAAACTTTGTTTATCATTATTCCATTTATATTTATAATCTGAAATCGGTTCTTTTGTCTTATATGAAGCTATTTGATTAAGAGTATCACCGTCAGACCCTATAAATATAATACTATTTTTCATTTGAAGCGACTCATAAAATAATATTGCATTAACCTTAACATCAGGGTCACTCCAAAATAGTTCCCATATATTTAAATCATTTTTTTTTAAACAATAAAACCCACTGCCGGCACTATATTCATATAGATATATTTTATTATCATATAGAAATAGAAATTGTGGTCTAAGTTCTTCACATTCTATATTTTCAATATATGAAAAACTATTTGTAGATTCTTTATAACTAATTATATAATGCTTTTTCGAAGCAAACATATGAATTTCATCTTCTATAACATATCCACGTTTATAAATATTATCATCAATTGATGGTATAATACCTCCACATGGAATCCATTCCTGCTGTGCTTCATCCCACACACAAGTTCCATTATAATTAATATTGGAAACTGTTATATTTCGATATAAACAAAATAATTTATTGTGTAACACAAAATAGTCACAATATCTTGAACTACTAAATTCTGTATCTCTAAATCCAATGTGAGCAGCACCAATTTTATATGCTGCCCTATTTGTTATTTTGGGGTCATAAACATACATTTCGTTTTTCGCTTCATACATAATATAAATTAAATCATTATATACTATCGCATGACATGGATCCGTGTATTGTGGTAAAACACTTGGTTTTTCGCTCCATTTAAATCCATTATATTTCATAACGCAATAAGGGGACATGACATTATTACTACAATTAAAAACATAAATATTATTATCATATAAAACCGAAGCCTTCTCTGGATGATTAAATTTATATTGATTACCATCAGAATCTTTTGGTAAATCTGGCAAACGTCCATATTGTGAAAACACTTCTTTTCCATTATGAATCCAGTTAACAATATTATAATTATTAAACAAAACATTGTTTATTTCAATTCCGTTATATATCATTATTGCCTCCTTATTCTGTATAATCAGATGAACGTGTGGTTAATACACCTGTTTCTTCATCAAAAGAAACAATAAAAATACAACTATTTAATTGAGTTGTCATATCATCAATTTTTTGCGTCAAACTAGACCCATCACTCATTTCAACTGTATCAGCATGAGTCCATTCTGATACAAGTTTATAATTTTCATCATCAATTTTTAAATGTCGTTTGTATTTTTCGTATCCAGATAATATTGACATATTATCCCTCCTTTTTTCTTACATATTTAAGCCGATGATTCCAAAGATATTTAAACCGTATGTTACTGTACTGTTTCCAATACGAACAACACATTCTCCATTATATTTTCCAATATTAGCAGTAATCTCAGAATAAGAAGCAGAAGATGTATGTGTATAATTTAATACTTCAGTATCATTTATTGTTATTGTAAAATTCTCATTTGCATAAAGATAAGCATCAATCTGCAATTTTCTTATACTAGATAAATCCATTTTAAGTTCTATATATGAATCTGAATTAACAAAATTTTTGGCAGATGATCCATTTGCATACTTACCATTTGTTAGTCTAAGACCATTGGAATATGAACCTAATGTAATATTATTCTCACTCTCTAAGGTACAATTAGTGTATGCCCCATCACTATTACTAGATGCATTGTAATAATATAATTCACTAGGAGGTTGCAACCACCATGTTTTTTTGTCGGCATCTTCGGTTGGCTCATCACTTAAATATATCTCATCTAATGAATATTCATTGTTTAAAATATGAGTTCCTAAAATATTAATTCTTTCAGCCAACTCATTAAAAAAAGATGCTCTAGCACCTTTGTCATAATTTTCTTCGTCTAAATAATTAGTGGCTTCTGTATATTTCCCCTCATTAATCAATGCAGCATGTGTATCAATTACATCTCTATCGTTTGCCCCCATATCACTTAATGGTTTAAATTTTAATTCTTCTATTTGCATATTTCACCATCCTTACATGGGTTGAAACCAAGAACCATTTTGTAATTGATCTTCCGGTTCCTCACTACTAATAATGGTAGGAGAGTAATACATACTAAACACTCCCATATTATATACTTCTTCGCTCAATCTATTAACGAAAGCACTATTTATAATGTATGGTTCTAACACAGATTTATTAGCTTCATAATACTGATAAGCACCTGAAATATCTTCCTGATCAATATATTCATAATAAGTATCAATCATTGTTTTAACAGTATCATTCACATCTTGTTTTTCCACAAAACTAGGCAAAGATGTCGGAAAAGTGCTTCCGAAATTATGATTATAATTTGGCATTTATTATCCCTCCTCCTTTGTTATTAAAAATAAAGGATAGAATCTCGACATTGTAATAGAAGTAGTACAAGACTCCATCTCATTAGATATGCTTTTAACTATATATTGATGAACAGTATCATCTTGTTGTTTTTGATATTCTACTTTTGTGTTTGTGTCTAAAAATGGTATCATTTTTGTTGCAATCGTTACCGTATCAAAAACAGAAGAAGATTGTTTGTTGTAATATTTTGCGTTTTCTATTGCTACTGAATCAGATAAAATATTATCCCATTCATCACCATATTTAACATCTAACACTTCTCCAATTTTCTGTACAGCAAAAGGACTATCTGGTTCAACTCTTAATACTACATTTCTTTCATCACAATTATACTTATTAGCAAAATATGAAATAGTATATTTAGAATCATCTGCATTATTAGTCAATGCACAAAGAGCATGAGGTTGATATTGCCCTAAGTAATAAGCAACCAATTTTGTTCCTTGTTGTGCTATTTTAAATACATAAGTTTTAGCAGACTCAATTGTACCCGGCTCAATACTTTCCTCTGTAAATTCTTTGTAGATTGGCAATACATCTAATTCATTAATTTGAAATTTCATATTTGTAATGTTAGTAGATGGTGAAACAAATCCAATATAATCTCCGACATCATATCCTTCATAATCCTCTAATGTAAGTACATAGGTATCATTATTTGTCGTACAATCTGTACAATATCTATCCACTTCATATGATTTGCCAAAAACTTCTGTAACATTTTTAATGGTATCAATCGAATATGTTACATTTTCGGTTGATTCAGCTAACAATATTTGTTGTAAATAATCATTATCTAAAATCACTGAATCATTTTCTCTTGAAGGAATCATATTAAAACAAAAATGTCCGTATATATCAAAATACATCTCGTAATTTGGATAGAGATTTTTAATCTCTTCGAAAATTTCTGAGATGTAAGCACCTACACTATATTCTAAATCATAAGGAAGTTGATTCCATAATGGTTGCAGCTTTCTATATTCTTCATAATTTTCATTGAATTCCGGTAATGCCTTTGGTTCTCCAACATCGCTAATGATATAATCTGTAATTCCAGCTAATTCTTTTAGAATATCTTCGGTAAGTTTCTTAATAATTACAGGATTTCCGTCTTTGTCATAATTCGGAATGTCAATAATTGGAGCACCACCTAATTGCCCATTTCTTGTGCCATTAAAAATAGAGTACCAATCGGACAGATTAAGAGTAAGAGAGTTATCAATAGCACTATATACAGTATTAGCTTCAGTGATTAAATAATAACCACAATCAAACCATTTATAGTCATCATCTCTTAAACTATATATACCTATTTGTAATAAAAAATTATATCCAATCCAAGAAAATAATCTTGTTTCAATAGAAAGCTCTGAATAATATGTGTCTAACAACAGTGTGAGAGAAGTGGTTCTTCTTATATCTGAATCAGGATCAACTGCATATGAACCTATATTTGAAATACCAACTAATTCATCAATATAATTTCTATTATTGTCTAAAACAATTAATTTATATTTATAATCTACGGACGGTTGTGTTATTAAAAGTTTATCATCTTCTGTAATGAGATAATACATATTACCACCAGCCCGAACCTACATTGGTTAAACCTGCGTTATACATTGTTTTCATATCATTATAATCGCCAATTTCAACCCATTCAAAGGTAATATCTCTAACATCACGATGACCACCGTGAGAATCTGTTGGCATACCAGTAACTCTTATCAACCACATCCGTCCATCATCAATTTTAAGAATTAAAGGTTTATGTTTTGCCAATCTGTTTTTTAAATCATTTCTATATTGGAGACTTGCTGCTCTGTCTAATTCTGTATGTGTTACATCATCCATTTTTAAAAATGTTCCCGTAATTGAACCACTATCACAGTTAACAGAAGAGTTTGACACAACATTCATATATTGATTATTAAGTAATCCTAATGATTGATTTTGTATATTTCTCGTAGTGTTGCATCCATCTACATTATAAACAGTTCCATATATAGAATCTTTATCTGCAATATAAAATCCAGCAAATTCTGAATATACTTCTCCAATAATATAACTATTTTCTACACCGTTCATATAAGAAGAAATGCAGTATTCGTAATTTGTTTCTGACTTTGCAAAACTATCTCTAAATGTAAAAGAAAAGTCACCTATATCATTTATCTTTTTGACAAAAATAGTATTCCAATTAATTTCTCCCTTTTCACGTCTGCGAATTGCAATATATTCTGTGATGGTTAAATTAAAACCAGTGTTACCTGCTTCTAAACTACCTTTCGTAAAATTCGCATATGCTTGTGTATAATCAGTCCACTGGTCAGAATTTAAAACATCTGTTGTTTCATCAGAAGAAGATGAAAGATATAAGCGTCTATAAGTACCTTCGTATAATGTCATTTCGTCTATTGATTCTTTTGGTGTAGGTGGAGAAAGTAAAGAACGTTTTCCACTACAAAAAGTTGTACCTAAAAATAACATGCTTTATTCCTCCTTTTATAAATCTTTATATGAAATATTGAAATAATAATAATCACCATATCTCTTTATTTCAAAAACCATGCTTTTTCCAGAAACATAAATTTGTCCATTCTCATATGTTGCATCCGGAATTAATATATATTGATTATGGTCAGTATTTTTAACATTAAATCTACAATAATAATCTCCACATACATCAACAATACTTAAAGAATAAGTATTATCTTTTGTGGAGAAAAACTTTTTCACAGGAAGTTTGACTGCCTCTATATATAATGCAAAATCATTTTCTACCAAAAAACCATCATTATAAGTTATACTATTGTCATCAGAAATAATTAAAGCATTATCATCTAATGAATAATTGCCATTCTTAATTTCATATCCAATAACTTTAAGACTAACTGAAACTGTAATGTAACCATTACAATAATTATTTTCTAATTGCAAAGTTACATTATTTGGAGGTATTGTTTCGTAATTGACATGAATTTGTATATACCCTGTGTCTAATGGCATTCCATGAACAGTTTCTCCAATCGCTCGAAAACTATAATACCCATCATTATTCATTTTATAAAAACTATATGTCATTGAAGTTGTAGAATAAGATGTGTTTGAAGAATTGATAAGAGCACCATTAACATCATATTGCAAAAATTGAAAACTTTTAATGGATTCATTTTCTTTTTGAGAATAGTTTAAACTTAAGGTGATATCAGAACCATTGTATTCCGAACCATCTACAATTTCATTAAATGAAAATGTTGGTGTCGAAAAACAATAGAAGAGTACAGGGTCAGATAATGAACTCTGTTTTTCAACCGTTCCAGTTTCTGATATGTATAATACTTGAATTTGAATTAAGTATTGATTCCCCGGTTCCAAAATATCTTTATAAATAGTATATGTTGTTCCACCAATGATACGAGTTTCATCAACAACTGTTTGTCCAGTTAAATTATCCACAATGACAGCACGTATTCTATTATGTTGTTCTCCAGCATACACAAAATTTATTTCATTATTATATTTTGGATCAAATGGGATAATCGCATTAATCATTGGAGTTGGTAACATTTTAATTGCCATATTCCCTCCTTTCTAACAAATGTTTTATTCAAACATCTATTCTTCATCTAATATTTTTTGAACAGCTTCTCTTAAATTTTTAGGTACATCATCAATAGTTTTAAGTCCTTTTTTAATTAAATTTGCATAGATTTTTGCCATAATTAAATTCCTCCTAATATAGACTCATAAATCTCGGTTAAAGCAAGTTCGATATTAGTAATTGCATCTTCTGTATTTAAAATACTTTCATAGTTCTCGGCAGTAGCTAATTGAGTATCTAAAATGTCACTTGCATTTGTTTCATTCCCTTGTCCCAAACTATCTATATGTTCAATAATACGGCTATCAACATAAGGAGTTAACATTGTTACATGACCGTTATTTACTTTAACTTTGTAGCAACAAATCTTTGCAATAGACCAGTTAGAAAAAGGGTTGTTTTCATCTAAGATTTCTAACTCTGTTAGAGTTGTATCTGATGTAGTATTAACATCTTTTATTTCATTTTTCTCATTAACATAAACTTTCATAAGTATACCTCCACTATTTCAACCAGATTTTAGTAATGTTTAAATTATTATTGCTATCTGTCATTGTTACTACATCATTAAACTTGTCAAATGCTACCATTTTACCTTCACCTATGGAGGTGGTTACTGAGGACAGAAACAACCATGAACTAATTTGACTACTACCATTTCGCCAATGTTTTAAACCAACATAATAACTACCTGCTACAGTTGAAATGTCAACTTCGATAGTTTTTTCAAGAACTCCTTCTAAAACAGTTGCTCCTAATACTTTATAGTCAGTAACATCAATAGTATTTTCGGTAACAATAGTAGTACTTGTTTCTCCTGCCGTAATGTTTGTAGAAATATAAGTGTCATTAAATATTGCATCTTTATCAGTATATGCTGAACTTCCATCATTACCATTGATAATGTTACTAACAACATCTGTGTTTATAACGCCTTCTTTATAAATATAAGTAGCATATAATCCTACATACTTCCAATTATCCCAGGTATTATTATCATCATCAAAAACTTGAAAGCAGTCATATCCTTTATGATATCTAACAGATGAAGGACTATCACTATATCCTAGTATGTGATATTCAGAATTTGTAGACTCGCCCACTAGAGTCATTATAACTACAGTATTGCTATAAACAGTGTCATAATCGTTGTAAATGGCTATCTCTTCACCACCATTTATAGATAAAAATGGAGCACATTGATGACTTATACCATCAATAAATCTAATAGCAATTATATTACCAACTGCATTTTCATACCCTGGTATGGTTACATATTTAATATCCTCATCTCTTCCTGTATCACACTCTGCATACCATATTGAAGGGAGTTTATCATATGACAACACTTCAAAAGCAGAATCTTTTTCTAATAAAGTAACTTTTGTATTTGCTGGAATTGTTTGAATACCATTAATAACTTTTTGTCCATTGTCATTTATTTTTAAATAAATTGAAGATGTGCGAGTATTTACAAGATTTGTAAATTTAACAGTTATAACATTACCTGCAGAAGAAATATAATCTGATGATAAAGTTATTGTTTTTATATAATTAGTAGCTTCGGTATTGCATGTTGTATACCAATGGTTTGATGCACATGCTTGCGTACTTTCAGAACCACCACCAGAACCACTTCCTTCTTTGTAGTAGGGAACACCCGAAATAATAGGGCAAGCCGTATACCCATCACTTGATGTTACAGTTGATGTTGTTTTAACTCCACCAAGAGTGCTTGATGCTATGGGCAATGTGTAGTTATTTGCACCTTCTTCAATACCTTCTAGCTTAGTTCTTTCTGCACTTGTAATGTGTTTTACAGTATCAGATATGTGCTCTACTGCATTATTCCATGCAGTAATTAAAGCAGAAGTAATACCATCTAATATAGATTTATTTGAATGAGTATGTCTGGCCTCTGTATTTGCTTGTACCTCTACAGTTTGGTCTAATAAAACGCCAACATCAGTTTCTATTACCGTAACTCTATTATCAAAATCACCTATATGGCTTCCTAAGTCATAATATACTTTTCCAATTTCATCTGAAATATTGTCTAACTGTTCCTGAATATTTTCTTTAGTACCAACAAGATAATTAACTTCCTCAGTTGTAGCAGTAACTCCAAGATTAACATCACCAACTAATGTACCATTTACATTGTAAAAATTAACCTTTTCTCCTTCAACTCTAGAAATAACATTTGCATGCGTTAATCCATCATCAGAACATACACTTGGTTCTTTAAGATATAAAGTACCATTTCTTGTAATACCCCAACCTATAATTAATACCGTTGCATCTCCCGGTGCGGTTAATGATACTTCTTTTAATTCCCAGTTGTTATCGCCAATCATAGTGATTGGTCTATTATCAATTAATATTGTTTCACCGCCAGCATTCTTCCATGCTATATACCATAATAATCCAGTACTGTCATTTTCAGTTCTTGCATCTGTTTTTAGCCATGCAGAAACACTAAATTTTTCTCCTGGCGAAATAGTTATATTGCTTGCCCAAATACCACGATATACATCTGTGGTGGCATCATATTGACTGATTTTAATATAATTAGGATTATCTTCAAATAATTCAAAAGTTCCTTCATAATACCATCCGTCAGAACTCGGTACGAGAGTTGTACCACCTGATGCTTCAACAAAATAAGGATTGTATACTAAGTTTTCTAAGTTTACACCAATCTCAACACCCTTTATAATAACACCAGAAGTTTGATTGAAGATTTCTCGTCCTTCACGACACATCGTTATCAAAGTATCTGATTCAAACTGTACTAAATCGTTACCGCCAGAAATCTCATGAAGTACTGTACTCTTGTTAATGTTATATCCACCTTCAAATTTTGCAGATCCTTTTACATATATTTGATCATAGTTAGCTTCATTCCAACAATTCTTAAAACATATATTTTGACAATCAATAGCAACAATAGCTCTCTCATTATATTCAAATACCGAGTTCCAAATAGTACTTTCAAAAAGAGCGTTTGCATAAAATCCTGCAATTAAATTACCCACAAACTGACATGCAATATATACGTCACCACTGGCAGACCATTTACCAACGGTATCTTCTTCGAGAGGATAGTACTTAACACCATACTCTGTATTATCCATAAAATGACATCTTGTAATATATCTGTTCCAACCTGCATATAAGAATAAACCGGTTTTAAAATATTTAATATCTAAGTTTGTCAACTCAACACGTTGAGAGGCATCATACTGTGTTCCGTTGGGTTTTGTATAATGTAAAACAATACCATTGGATTGAGAACAGTTGTATCTATCAACACCACCAGTTATTGTAAAATTAAATAATCTACAATTATCTGAAACAATAACAAAACAAGCATTGCTTTCCTCATACCATTCTTGGTCATATTTTGTTTCTTCATGATATTCACCCTGGAACAAAATAATAGACTCATCTTGAGATGCACCTACAATATTAACAGGTTTATCAATTATAATTCGTTCTTTAATTAAGAAAGTACCTTTGTTTATATATAAAGTTTGTCCATTAGTAATAGCACGTTGCAGTGCTGTCTTAAAACATTCAGTATCATCTGTAACACCATCACCGACACAACCACAAGACACTAAATTAATAGAATCAATATATGGTTTATTTTTAATATATGCATCAGAATTTTCATCTGTTTCATGCCAATCGCTTTGTACATTTTTTTCTGCATCAATTGGAGCGTGTTCGGAAATACTATGAGTATAAGCAGAGTTCCAATCCGTTACATTACTAAGTATATCTCCAACTTTATTCCCATCAGATGTAAATACAGCATCAGCATGACCATAAGGGTATATCTTATTTCCCTCTTTATCCGTTAAAAAGTATGCTTTACTCATTCGTTTTTTCCTTTCTTTTTCATTGGTTATCTATAAATAAAATCCCACTTTTATTTAGGAGTAATATACTAAATTATTAACTCTCTAATGGTTCAAATGTTACATCATTAGAAAGTGCCACAGAACCTTCAAATTCCTCAATTGCTATTTTTAAAGATTCTATATCTTCAGTATTTTTATTAACTTCTGTTCTTAATTCACTAACAATCTCAGCTAATTCATCTATACTTCCCGCAGACGGTTTCCTCCATTTGTTTACACCACATATAAACATATTTCTTATAATTCCACTAGGTATATTTACCCAAACAGATTGTCCCGGAGATAGAAGAGTGCCTAATGCATTCGGAACATTGTACATTTGTCCTAAATAATTAATACCATATGTTCCATCAGAATTTACTTTCCATACAGTAGTTTTGAATGTTTTATCATACTTTAAATTTTTTGTTTTTGTATCAGTGATATATACCATTTTTTTAATAAGCATATCTATAGCTTTATTATTTAGATTCATCTTTATCACCTCATTTAATAAGAAGGTCACAGATTTCTCCATGACCTTCTTTTAAAAGTTTATCGTTTATTTATTGCTTGAATAATTTTACCGGGGAACTGATTTATAATTGCTTTGCTAAATGTATCTACATCATTGACTTCATGTAAATGAATATCTCCAATAGACAATGTAATATTGTTTGTATTTGTAGTACCAGTAACCGGAATCTTAAATAAATTATCGAAGAATTTATTATTTGTTAAAGTAGGTATTAACTTATCTGAAAAAGCTATTAGCTTCTCAAAGTTTTTGTTCTGATAAGGTGTGAGGATTCGTTCTCCATTTTGTACTGCAACAAGTTGATCTTCACCAACAGCTTCAGCAAGAGAGGAGAGTAGAGAATCTTCTTTTTTACCAACTACACCACCTTTGGCATTGATTGGAATTTTGATAGTTGTTACTTTAATATCTTCCTTATGATAACCATTATCTTCTGCATATTCTATAGCATCAGATCTACTATCGAAGACTTCATTGCCAACAGTATATCTTGTTACTTTTTTATATTTTGTAGAGTCATCAGGATTACTACCTTTAGAACCACTGTTAGAACCTTTCCCTGAACCGCTACTAGAACCTTTTCCAGCAAGCATTTTTTCTGCATCTAACGCAGCTTCTGCAGCTTTAACTGCAGCATCTGCCATTTCTTGTTGAATACGAATATACTCATTCTTAAAGTTTTCAAGTACATCTTGACGTGTAGCAAGAATGTTTGCTTCCCATTCTGCACCAAGAATTTGCACAGCCAACATTTCGTTTTGGGCTTCCTCATATTCTTCAGAAACTCGTTCCCATTGCTCAATGTATTCTTGCAAATGTTCGATTTGCTCATCAATGTGCTTGGTAGCATCTTCCATTTCTTTCTCAAGTGCTTCGATTTGCTCTTCAAGTCGAGAGATATTCATTTGAAGTTCTTTATCTGCAAGCTCATCTTCAGCATCACGAATAGCTTCATCATCAGCAGTGTAAATGAAGTTGTCGCCAGTATACAATCTTTTCGTTCTTTGATTTCTTGCCTTTTCGGCATTATATCTAGCTCGTTCTAATTCCTCTAAATCTTTCTTTTTCTGTGCTTCTTTTTCAAGCAATTCGATTTCTTCTTGAAGCTTATCAATCTGTAATTGATATGTTTCTTCAATGGTTTCTTTTTGTTTTTCTAATTGCTCAATTTGTTTCTCAAGCTTATTAGTTACAGCAGAAATTACTCGATCATATATTGACAACTGATTTTCATAGGTTGCTTCTAAGTAAGAGTAGTAGTCCTCTGCTTTGATTTTACCTTCTGCATAATATTGTTCGATTAAATCAAGACGCTTTCCAAGATACGTATCGAAATCTATTAATCCTGCATCTAATTGTTTTTCAAGAAGTGTAATCTCTTTATCAAGAAGATTTTTCCAATCATACTCTGAGCCAGAACTACTTCCGGAATTACTACCAAGAGAATCTAATGTAATATTAGCAACCAATGCATTTATCTTATCGATATCTGCGTATGCTTTTTTAGTAACTGCATCAACATCTACGTCACTGCCAAACATATCAATTGCCCATGCTTCAATTTTTGACTTTGCAAGATGTTCATAACTGTCAGCTAATTCATAATTAGTAGAGGCTAAATAATCTGCGGCCATTTGCTCATTTGTAATACTGGTTACATTATCAATGATACCGTTTATCATTTGAGCTTTCATCTCTACAATACGAGATTGGGCAAGGTCATACATTGCTTGCTCGTTTAATCCGAGTTGACCCTCTTCAAGAGTTAAATAATCTAAGAAGTCATCACCTTGTTCTACAATTTCTTGAAATTGATCAATGGTAATATGTCCATTATTATTATAAGTATCAATAGCATCAGATAAAGTTTGATATGCAGATTGAATTTTATCAAGTTCATCATTAAGTTTACCTAATGTATTTAATTCTCCGTTTGCATTTTCGAGAGCAAAGATATCCGGAAATGTTTTATCCACAGTAATTTGGATATTTGCTTTTTCTTGTAATTCTTTAACCCATTTTTCCATATCATCGGCAGTACCCTCTTTTACATAATCAGGTACTTCCACATCAATAATTAATGTTTGGGTTTCTGCATCAAGAGACTTATAATAATCTATTTTTTCTTCCGAATACTCAGAATCTTCTGGAGCAAAATTATATACTAAATCTGCTTGGTTATACAATTCCTGAATTAAATCTTTAAATTCAATTCCTGCTTTCTTACAAGCATTTTTTAAGCTATCAATTAATGATGAACCGAATTTTTCTTCAAGTGATTTAGTATCCATTTCTCCACCGTCAATGAAGTAATTAACAATATCTTGTTGAAGGTTTTCTAATCCTTCTTCATCAAAAACAGGAGTTATAATAAATTTATTATATTCACTATCAGAATAAATGGCTTTATGCATTTTATCTAGTTGCTTAGATACTTGATTAAACCACGATTTATCTTCATCTGTCATCTTTGACATATCATTATCATAATATGATAATAAAACATCTTGATAACTTTTTAATTTAGAAATGGCATCATATTGTGCTTGCGTAACATTTTCAACTTCTTCATATGCAGAACCATTAGAAGTAACATGAAATGCACTACTTGCTTCACCTAATAAATCTTCGGGGTCAGATTTAAACTTTTTGTATGCTTCATCGTTAGCAGTTTTAATTAATTTCTCTTGAAGTGCAATAGATTTTTCGAGTTCTATTCTTTGACTTTTTAATAAGTTTAATTGTTCTTTATCAGTAAAAGTAAGAACACCTTTTGATTGTAATTCTTCAATTTGTGAATCAATATTCTCTAGTTCTTTTTTAAATCCTTCAAGTTTTTCTTTGTTTTCAGAAATATCATCGGTTAATTCTTTGATTTTGTCTGCCAATTTTTCTGCATTATGAACATTTAAATCAATAACAACTGCTAATGCAGTAAATGTAGTAATCGCCAAAGTAACCCAGCCCAAAGGAGTTGTAAAAAGAAACTTTGTGAATGCTGTTATTGCACCCCAAATTTTTGCTGCTAAAAGTTTAAAAGTAGCAGCTAGACCAATGTTAGAAGTTCCCAATCCAAGTGATACTCGAATTGCTTCTTTTTGTTCTTCATTAAGAACTTCAAGTGCAAGTAGTTCTTTAAGTTCTTCTTTTGTTAAAACTTTTGTTGAAACAATTTGACCAGTCTCAGCATTCATTTCACGATATTTTGAAAGAATTAATTCTTTGGTTTTATCATCTAATTTTTCTTTAATTAAAGTTTGCTCTAAATCTGCATATGTAACATCTTTGATGCTTACTATATACCCAGCATTTGTAAGAATTTCTTTTTGTCTTTCCTTATCTAAGTGTGTTGTAGATAAAGCTAATTGTGCCTGTTGATCAGTTAATCCTTTTATTGCCTCTTCGTATTTTTTATAATCCGGCTCGACATAAAATGAATCTACATATTCTATCTGTCTAAGCTTTGCCATTGCCTCAGATGCCATAACAAAATCTTTTGCATAATTCGCTATATCTTTAAATATCAAACTTTAGTTAATATATGTGGAATATATTGACAATAAAAATAATAAAAGCTAAAATTATAGCAAAGGAGGTTGACCATGTACAGTTTAAGTTTGCAAAGAAGCCTAAAAGATGAAAGTTCTGAAAAAATAAATACTGCTAAAAAATTAATGAAAGAAATAGTAGGATATTCCGATGAAGAATTTTCAATATTAAAAAACGAATTACATTTTTATCTCGATTTTGCAGAAAATTTAACTCTCGAAGAGGCTTACGAAGTAGCAAAACCATTTTGGGAAAATGGAATCGTAGTTAAATTATACGAAGGTACTAAACTTATATTATGGCCGGACACTCCAATGGGATTGCCTAAAAAAGAACCACCAAAAGAACATTATTATGATTCGCCCATAATAAGACCAGATCAAAAAATTAATCCACGAAGACATCTGGTTGAAATTCAAAGAAGGCGAGAACAAAATAAATTAAAAACACCAACAGTCACCTGTCCCTACTGTAAATCAACAAATACTAAAAAACTCGATGTCATAAACAGAGGAGTGTCTTTTGGCATCTTTGGTTTTGCATCATCAAAAGTTGGAAAGCAGTGGCACTGCAATAATTGTAAGAGTAATTTTTAAATATTCATTTTAAATTTTACATAAATTGTGTTATAATCAATACATAACTACTAAGGAGCATCTGTATGATTAACACATCACTATCTAATTTCTTAAACAACACTGAAGCTATTATCTCTAATTCAATTACGAATGATGAACCGGTTACTATCAAATCAGAGTATTGTAGCTTAGTTGTAATCACAGAAGATGAATATAAACGCTTGGTTATTAATGATAATATTTTAAAATATAAAAGGGCAGGAGAGTAGTTCTCTTGCTCTTTGTTTTATTTGACAATATTTGACATTATTGATACAATATAATTAGGTGCTATCCAAAGTGGTAGGCGGTTAGTCCTCTAATCGTGAGACTGGACTCATGTTTATCTTATAGATATCCTTTCGAGGAAATATTACGAAAGGAGGACACCCTTTTATGGAACAATTGACTTTATTTTTATTTTTGTTAATTGTAGTTGCTACTATAGAACTAATTAAAAACATAAAAGAATAATCGCCTCGGTCTGGACAACTAGGCGATTATTTCTTTAGAAATATATCAAATTGGATCTGGGCTAACCGCTTGCTTCACGGATAGCACTTTTACTTTTACAAGTAAGAATTCTTGTTAATAAATATTAACACATTTTTCGTAATTCCGCAACACAACACCTAGTAAATTCAAAAACACGACCACAATATGTTGTATCTAAATGTCTATAAAATTTTCCTTTTATTCAGTCTATCTTCCACATTCATGAAAGAGTGCGATAGAAACACTCTATAATTTACCGTCATGCCGGTTATCTTTTGTTAGGTTATTATAGATACAATTATGAACTCTCTATAACTTTCATCTGTCTGTATATTATTTACTTTTGTAACGTGTCATCTATATCCTTACTTGCTGACACTGCAAGCCCTAACTGAATAGAAGAGTATGGATATAAATACTCTGTCATAGACATTTTTACACCGCTATTCTCAGTGCTGTTTAGACTATGCCTTAATTCGTCAGCGTTTCATCTATACGAACTTCGCCCTGGTAGTCGTTGAGATTAGTTCTGTGAGAGAACTGTCATCTGCTCGTTGGTTCGAGCCATTGTAGTATTACGATTCTATTATGTCGCCACAATAGAAGTGTCACAATGGGTTTACTTACTTTCAAGCATATCTGCGATTTAACTCTATGTATTTCATAAAGTGTTGCACAAAAACTCATGTATCCATGAGGGCTATGCTACCGATGGCATATTTTAATTATATTTTTACATAAAAAATAAGGCTCGACTTTTTGAGCCTACCATCGCCTTTAAGCTTTTTAAATCCAAGACCTAATGAAATAGCTCCAATAGTAGTTTGTAACAATCCAAACTTATCAACAAGTTCTAAGGCCATTGTTCCAAGATCAATAAAGAAATTAATTGCATCTTCATCAATTGCTGAATCCCATACTTCTTGCCATTTATTTATTAATTCATCCAAATGACCTTGAATGGATTCCTTGTATTTTTCATTTTCTTTTATAGCAGAACCAGAAGCATTTTCAGCAGAAGCAATTACTTCATCAATTAATTGATAGTTCTGTAATAAACCTTCAATTGTTGAAGCTCTATTTTTACCAGCTATTTTCTCTAATAAAGCTGCTTGTGATACGTCAGTTAATTGATTATAAACAGCACCTATTTCTTTAATTATTTGAGCTGTAGACTTAAACGTATCTTCATCCAGCATAATATCTACACCGGTTAATGATTTGATTTCTTCTCTCATTTTAGAAGTAGAGTCAACTAATCCATCAGTGGATTCGCCCATTTCTTCTAAATCAGCTTTAGCACCTCTAACTCGCAAACTTAAAATTTTCAAAGCAGAAGCTGTAGTTTCTGCATCTTGCTGAATTAAATTACCAGCCACCAAAAGACCAAGTGATTCATTTAAATCATTACCACCAGCTTTTAATGCAGCGGAAGAACGTTCCATTGCGGCACCAATTTCAGCACTAGAAATTGCGAAATTGTTACCAATCTCATTATAACGATCAACAATAGCAGTAGATGCTTCAACTTCACTATTAAACTCACTTTCCCATGCTTTAATAGATGAAATCATATGCTCGGTTGCAGAATCAATATCCATATCACCAACATTAGAATAGATTGCAGTATTTCTTGCTAATTCAGCAGCCTCTTTAATACTATAACCCAATCTAGCCCAATCTGCCGCAGAATTAACTATCTCTTTACCGGTACTTGCAACATCTTTAGCAATAGCATAAGACTCTTTTCTAAATGACTCTAATGCTTCTTCTGTATCATTAGATACCTTTCTGAGTTCTGTCATTGCAGCATCCATATCTTTTACAACTTGAACACCTTGTTTAAAGAATTGGATGAATTCATGAATACTAAAACTAGCAATGGTATATTTCCATAATTCTGAAATCTTACGACCAAAACCGCTTATCATCTTCTGGAAACCAGACATATACTTCTCTTCTGAAACTAAAGTTTTAGTTAATGTACCGTTATACTTATTCATTGAAATAGTATAAGTTTGAAGCATATTATCAGCAGTTCTTACAGTATATGTAAGTTCTGTATTATTTTTAGTCATTTTATCAATTTCAACAGAACCTTTAGAGGTAGAATGTGCAAGACTTTCTAACTGTTGACGAACATTGTTTAAATTTGATGTGTCAATTTTACCAATTATCTCAGATTCACCAACTTGTAAATCGCCTTTCAGTTCATCGCTTACTTTCTTAACAAGTTGAATCTTTCCTATTAATTCATCAATATCTTCGCCATTATAGCCACTTTCTTCTACAGACCTTAATTCTAATAAAGCAATTTTAGCCTCAGTAATTTTGTCTGCATATTCTCCAAACATTGCCGGATCGCTCATATCAAGCAAATCAATTTTAGAACCTTTTAACTTAGAAATTTCTCCAAGAGTCTTTTTAAGCTTTGTATAACCATCGTTCAATTGTTGCATTTTAGACATGTCAACAAATTCATTTCCGTCTTTATCAGTTCCGATAGTTAAAGAACCTTTTCCATTCTCACTCTTAAAGTCATAAACTCTATTGCCATTTTTTAATTGTTTTTCAGTAATATCAACATTTTTACCAACAGCAATACCATAAGATTCAGCAAGCGCAATCAATGTTTCATATTTATTTTCTACTTTATCTAAAGAAGAAATAATAGAATTACTAGACTGTTTTATCTCTTGTGCAGTCTCTTTTGATTCTTCACCTTGAGCTTCAATTTGTTGAGTAATAATAGACCATTTTCCATCAGTAAGAGAGTAACCACGATTTTGAAGTTCCTCACCAGAAGCATTAAATATATCTGTCCATTTCTTAGATGTTTCAGGTTTAGAACTATCTTTATATCTATTACCCCTAGCATAATCTGCTTGTAATTCTTTAATAGATTTAGATTGAGCATCATATGCATTAGTGGTTTCTTTGATTTCTTCTTGTTTCTTTTCTTCTACTTGAGTTATTTTAGATTCAAGATTATGTACTAATTGAACAATTTGATTTATTTTTTGTTCATTATCATTAAAATTTTCATCAGGAACAACTTCAATAGCAGTAGCTGCTTTATTATTTAAAGCACTAGTAGATTCTTTTAACTTTCCACTAAAAAGGTCTTCTACATTTATAGCAAGTTTTTGAGTTTCAATGTATTCTTTTGTAGAAGCAACAACCTTTTCATTCTCAAGATTTTTCTTGCTTAAATTAACAATATTTTTCTTGTCATTTAAAAGATATTTTCCTGACTGTAATGCCTGAATTCTATATTGATCTTTCTCTTCATCGCTTTCCGCACGAGATATAAGACTATTAAATTCAGAACGAGATTTTGTCGGTTCATTATTATTCGATAAACTAGATGAATCACTCGTGTCAGACACATGCATCTTACCACTTGATAACAAAGCATAAATTTTCTGTAAGGTGTTTTCAGTTGCATATCCAGAATTAGAAGCACTTGAAATCTTATTATCATTAGATAATGATCCTATAGAAGATTCCTTTACAAAAGCAGATGGATCAATTGCCTGTTTAATATACTTGTTTGTTGCATACTGTTCTGGATTAGCATTAATATCTTTCCAAGAAACTAAAGTTTTTGCATATCCATTTTTATTAATCTCAATATTTTCAAGCTTTGCCTTTTCATGAAGAACTTTCAATTGTTCTTCTAATGCATTAGTTTCTTCCTTAGTCTTTTTAGTTTTAGATTTTAATTGAGAATTAACTTTGGATATTTCCAAAACTAAATCGGCTTGACTATCTGTATAATTAGCAGTTCTCCATACCTTATTTAAAGCCTTAATTTCATTTTGTGCTTCTTTAGCTTCGTCTGTAATTCCAACAAGAGCATTAGAAATTTTCTTTTGCTGTTCAACTGAGGTAGGACTAAAAGTATCTATTCCATCAGTACCAGTATAAGATACACCTTTCATTCCGGTATCTTTTTTATTATACATACGACCAGTTTTAGTAGAGAACTTTAAGCCCAAATCATATGCTTCTTTTCTAAATTCAGAAAGTCTGTTCTTTGCCAACTCAATGTTTTCTGCAATTTCTTTATAAGCATCAGAATTTTTATCTTCAATCTTATCAAGTTCTTTTTGCATTGAATTAATATTTTGTAATTCGTAATCAACTTTATAAGACGCAATATATTGTTCTTCCGACATACCACTATAAAAAGCAGTTTTCTTTTTAGATAAAGCTTCTTCTTTTAAAAGATTATTATATTTATCCCTATCTGCAATAAGCTGTTCAGTACCTTTTCTTTCTTCAATAGAATTTAAAGCAGACTGCTTTTGATTTTCTAATGTTTTTTTTGTCGTTTCTGCAACATTCAAACGGTGCTTATGTTGATTAATCAATTCTTCATTTATCTTTTTTTCTACTTCATAGTTTGCTAATAAAACACTGTAATCCTCGTTATCATCTACATCAGAAAACTCGTTTTTAATAGATGTTCTTCTATTATTGATTTCGGCCAATTCTTTTCTTTCTTTTTTTAATTCTTTATTATGTTCTTTCTGCAAAGAATTTATCTTTTCTTGAATTTCCAAATTGGCTTTTTGTTTTAATTCTATTCGAGATTGTTTTACTTTATTATATTCTTCATCTGACTCATCGGTTCTTTTTTCTCTAATATTATAAAGATGTTCTTCTTCATATTTTAACTGTTCTTTTAATAAGTTGATTTCATCAAGACGAACTTTTCTTCTTGATTTGATATCTTCTTGAGAATCTTTTAAAGTAGTATATTCAATCTTTTTTCTAGTTTGCTCAATGTTATTTTCTATTTCTAATGCTTTCTTATTTAACTCTTCTAGTTCGTTAAACTCATTAGAAATTATACTTTCTTGTTCTTTAATCTGAGAATTATATTGTCTGCTAATATTACTTTTCTGAGCACGTTCAGACAAAGATGCCTGTTTTTCTTTTTCCTTGGTTACTAATTCTTCTTGTTGACGAATTTGAGCAATTTGTTCTTTGATTTTCTCTCTACGTTCAAGTTCGTCTTTAATGTAACCAGCCATATCATTAACAGTATCTTTTTCTGATGTTCCTCTATTAGATAAATCGCTTGTATACTTTGCTAATCTACTTTCATAAACATTATTTTTTTCAGAAGAGTCTAAAGGACTAAAGCTGTCGCCAATATTCATTCTATATGCCTTTTCAGACATTCCATGAATTCTAGCTTGAATTTTGAAAATTCTATCAGCAGATTTTTCTTTTTCTTCATAGAGTTTAAGTATATGTTCTTGTTCTTCTCTTGATACAATATCATTTTGTATATAACCATCATATCCAATATCATAACCTTTGGATTTTGCCATATCTCTTAGATGTTTTAATTTGTCTTCATATACTTTACGTTCTTTTTCTATTTTGGCAACTTCTTCAGCACTGTCATTAACATTTTGAGTAGAATTAATTTTTGCTATTTCACGTTCATTCTCTGCAATCGCTTCATTAATTTTCAAAATGTCTTTTAATTTCTTTTTAGTTTCTTCATCAAGTGCTTGAACCTTTTCTTCTAACTGATAATTCGCATGATTATACTCATATATTTTTTCTCTATATACAGCCTGTTCTTTCAATAATGCTGCGTTTACCTCAGATTTTGGATCTTGTAATGACGAGATCGAGCCTCTTATTTTTTCCATCTCTTTTTGGTCATGTTTAGCGGCCTTAAAATCTTTTTCTTTTACATGCCCATCATAAGATTCTTGTCTTATTTTTAATAATTCCTGAAGAGCTTTAATATCAGCTTTAATCATCTTTTTAGCTGCTTGTACAATTTCTTCTTCTGATTTTTCAGTAGAATTATTAATAGCATTTTGTACCTGAGTTACAGCACTTTGAGCATCTTTAAGAGCATCATCTGATAAACTTTTTATATAATCTTTATCATTAGTAATACCTTTAGTACTTTTATCACTGAATAATGCCTCATATGCCTTTTTATCTTTTTTAGGAACATTAAGATTCGCAATATTAACTCTGACTTTTTCTTCTTTTTTTGCAATTTCTAAAGTGTCTTCTTGAATACTTCTTTGTTCTTCATAAATATGATTTTGTGTACGTAAGAATTTTAAACGCTTTTCATTGCTCCAATATTTATCTTTTTCTGCCTGTGTCATAGCAGAATAATCATATGATGTCTTACCGGTATATGAATCCGTTTTTGTTGAAATCATTTTGGATAATCTTGAATTTTCTTCGGAAAGCTTTTCTATTTCTTTTTTGTTATATTCATAATGAGAATCGCTTCTTATTCTTTCAAAGTTATCATCTAAAACATCATTAATTGCATCTTTTGTAACTTTACGAAGTGCAGACTCTTTTTTTGTTATTTCTTTTATTGAAATATCAATAGAAGATAAGTCATTTTTAATAACACTAGTCTGTTCTTTAGAATATTCAACCATGTCGTCACTTGCATTTTTAAACAAAGAATCCATCTCTGTTCTTATTTCAAGCAAACGTTTATTCTCAGTAGCATTGAGTCCTTTTTCTATGTTCTTATTTACTAATTCAATTTCTTCTTCTTTTAACTCATTATATCTTTTTTGGTCAGATATAATTTTTGTTCTTTCTTGAAGATCTTGTTTTAAATAATCTAATCGACTTTTATCTTCGTCTGTGGCAGAATCGTCTTCAACCTTATTAGACAATGCAACAATTTCTTGCATTATCTGTCTTTGTTCAATTAATTCTTCTTTAACTTCATGAAAATGTTTTAAACTTTCTATCGCATCATTCTTTATGATATTAGTAGCAGCTTGAATTTTTTCATATACATTATCGTCAGTGCTTGAAATTGTTCCTTTGTTATAAAGAATTTCATTAGTATACTTACCTTTTTTATCTTTGGCATATTCAACACCGTTTATTGCCAAAGTTTCTCTTTTGGATTTCATAGATTTATCAATACGATTTATTTCGTCTTGAAAATATCCCTTAAATTTCTTTTTAACACCATCAATTTCTTTTTCTGATGGAAACAAACTACCTTCATCAAATAAAGAAGAAAGTTTTTCTTGCCATTTTTCTAATGTTTCTCCATGACCAAACTTTGCATATTTAATTCCATCAACTTCTGTATAATCGCTATAATATGCAGATTCTGTTAATGCAGATTTATCTCCGGATTTTAACTTTTTATTTGATTTTAATTTCTTGAGTTCTTGTTCTACTAATTGATCTCTTTCTAATGATTTAATTAAATATTCTGTAGTAGCAACAATGTCTTTTTTGTTTTGAAGCACTTCACCACGTTTTCTAGTTCTTAATAACTGGTCAACGTTATAAACATTGTCTACTGCCTTTTGTTCTTGCTCAACACTTTTCTTAAATTCTTCAGACTGCGTACCAGGAATACCTGTAGAATTCCATTGAGAAAGAATTGTTTTAATATCAGAGAGAGTAGTTTCAGTAGCAATACCACTAGAAGGATCTATTGTAAGATTTCCACCCTTGAGGTTAAATTCATTTTGATTTACAAACTGTTGATGTTCAATTTCTTCTGAAAGTTCTTTTGCTGATTGTTCAACAGTAGATTCATCAATTTTACCTACAACTTCGACTTCAATCTTTTTGCCATCTGTTTTAAGTTTAGCATTAATATTTTCAACTTCTTTATTAATATTATTAACCAAATCAGACGAATCAGCTTTAATTTTTAAATTAATACTATCAAATAAAACTTTTTCCGTATCTTTCCCTAAAGCCTTGTCAGCAGCAAGAGCATCATCTTTAAACATAGACTTATCATAAGTATATCCAATAGGGATACGGATAGGAGAACCTTCTAATCTTTTTTCTACCTTTTCAATTACATCATTTTGAATCTTGTTTACAATAGAGTCAATAGCAGTATTAGTGGGATCTTCAATAACATATTTGAAACGAACTTCAGTAGGATTTTTTTTTGTACTATCTTTTGAAGTATCTTCTTCTATAACATCTGTCACATATTTTAATTCTTTTTGCCAATTCTTTAATATACTTTTGTCAATACCAGAAGATTTGAATAAAATGGAATTGATATCAATACTCTTATTTTTATCTGCTCTACTAAGTTTATTGATATTATTCAAAACCATATTAATAACAGCTTTTACTTCATCAACTACTTCATTTTCATCTATTTCCATATCAATGACCATTTGTATCTTATTTCCCTGGTCACTATTCATCAACTTATTTAATTCTTTTAAAGAAGATTTTAAATTTTTTTCTAATTTATCAGTTTCAGTTTCTATCTTTTTAGAAGAATCTTTAATGCCTTTTTCCATTTTTTGAAAACTAGACGCATCAAAACTTCCATCCATAATATTTTGAACTAAAGTTGAAACATCTGTAAATTGAGATACGACACCATTAATAGTAGAAGATAACTCGTCAAACATCTTTCCAATTCCGGATGCAAAACCTTTTCCGGAATTAGGATCATTTAAAAAATCTAAAGATGACTGCAATTCTTTCATCTTATCTTGAACACCATTTATTGATGTTTCAATAGATGATTGCATATCCTTAAACTCTTTAGACATTCTATCAGTGTCTATCTTTCCAAGATTTTCATTAATAGATTTAGTACTAGAAACAATTTCTCCTTTTAATCCATTTAATGATTCGCCAATTTTATCTATTTGAGACTGTAATCCTGCAGACAACCCTTTTTTCTTAGATAACTCGTCAAGTTCTTTTTCTAAAATATTTATCTGTTCGGTTGCCTTATCTGTTACAGCAGTAATTTCTATTCCATATGTTTTAATTACATCATAATTCGCCATATAATATGCCTCCTTTATTAAAAAAGAGGCATATTAATATGCCTCTTTACTTATATTTATTCTTTATTTGTTTATATAACTTATCACATGCTTTTGAACCATTGGCTTCTTCCCAATGATTTACAAAATCACGCATGACAACATTCGGTACACCTTCTTTTGTTGTATAACTACCCATTGTTACTTTCGTTAAAAAGATGTTATGATATGGATCGTTCTGGCCACTCCAATATGGATTTCTCCATTTTTCACCTTCATTAAAATGATGATTGTAAAAACTATAACTATGTGATAAAGGATTTTTACCATATTTGGGTAAGCCACGAACACCCTTATTCCACATTAAATCAAATATGTTATCCGGTGTTGCATCTCCATTATAATGGTCATCCATTCTAAAACTTCCTATAACAACACCTGCTTGATATGTGTTTGATTTAGAATTGTGATGATTTATCCCTTGTGGAATAATGCTATCATATAAGCCTTCCTGTCTATTATAAGAATTTTGGTCGTGCGCAGCATAAAAATTTGATATAATTTGATGATGTGCTTTTATCAAATCTTTCTCTGCTTGTTTTGCTAATTCAATCGCAAAAGATGTTCCTATATTGCCTATCTCAGTTCTAATTTCATTAAATTGTTTTCTATAAGACTTGGTCATAGCATCACAACCTTTCTAACTTAATGCGTTTATGTTCTAAATCATCCATATACATTTCCATTATTCCTAAACATATATCATATTCGGATCCTAATGCGCCTATAGTATAATTTAGCAAGTTATTTGAACACAAAATATCATAGCTATTTTCATCAACATCTAAATCTGTGTAAACAGATAGAAGAGTGGTAATGAACAACACATATTTTTCACAACTATTATATAACAAATCACCACTTTCACTAATGTGAACAACTTTATTTAATATATCCAATATCATATCTTGTTTCTTTTTAAAAGATATATATTTTTTAAGATGGATTAAATTTTTAATGATTTCGATTCGTTTTTCATCTGTCAAATCTTTTACGTCTTTTGTTTTTATATTGTATATATTTGCTAAATAAGAACAAGTCATATTATTTTTTAAACCTTTCTATGTTTCCAAGTAAATCAACTCTTATAGTATCCATTATTTTCTTTGTGTCTAAATTAGATATATAATCATTCAGTTCATCTTGTTTATTCTTCATAAATGAAGATATGATATTTTTAATATATACTAAGACATATCCTACACTTGTTTTTTCTCTATAAATATCATTTAATTTACAGTCTAAGATTTCATTGAATCTATCTAATTCATTTTTAATAAAATCTAAAGATAACAAGTTATTAATTTCATTCTTAGAACATAAATAATCATAACCATTCAGTCCATTAGAATTTGTATCTGATAAATCTAAATTAGTAATATGCTCCATAAAAACTTGAAAACTAATTCTCTTTAATAGAGCAGTGTCTACATTTACTAATTCATTATGTTTTACAACTTGAGATAATATAACTTCAACTATTTCAACCTTATTTTCATAAGGTGTATAAAAAAGTTCCAAAGCACTTTTATTTTCTAAATATTCTTCAATTCTTAATTTTTCCATAATTAAATCTCCTTTTATTCCGTTTCTTCATTATCTGAAACCACAATTGTTTCAGAATTTAAATACTTAATTTGGTCTGTTAATGTAACTGCGAGAGCAGTACATCTTTCCAACGTGTCCATTTCTTTTTCATTTATATCTGTTGAATCCATTAGTATAACTACGCTAGTTACCTTAGCTAATATATTTTGAATGCACGATTTTTCAAAATCCTCTTTAAAATCCCAAGATGGAATTTTTATCAAATCCTCTTTCTCGCAATTCTTCATAAAACTCCTTTACTTCAAACTCTGTAATTTCATATAAATTATTTTTATTATATTTTTCCATCATTTTTAATAGCAGACCGCCATACTTATCATCTTCCCGTCTAATCCTGTTAATGTAGTCCCACTTATCCATTGCGGTCTACTCCTTTCTCTTTATCCTAATGTTTGATAATTATTCAATAAACATTCTTTACATAATTCTTCACCAGTATCATATTCATATAATTCTTTAGGACTATATTCTTCACCGCAACAATCACAATAATATTCATATGAATCATCTCGGTAAGAACAATATGGCGCACAAGGTATATCACAATGTATACAATTATCTACTTTCTTTCTCATCATTTTACTCCTTATCTTTATACACCTGAAAATTCCAACACCAATCATCATTAGTCCATATAGTAAAACTATCAGAATATGCTTCATATTTGACATGTTCAATTTGTGGATTTTTTTGCACATTTGATATTTCTAAATAAACAGAAGAGGGTAGTTGGTTATTATATTTTTTTATTTTTTGATCTATTTCCCAGGAATACACATAGACCATCCTTTCTAATCTGAACTGTATTTCTCTTTTATGTCATTAAAAAAAGAACCAATTTCATATTTGAAATTTGTTCTTTTCTTTATCGACTCTATTTTAATAGGAGAGTATTTTAGTAAATCTAACATTGTAAAGCTTTTTTTATTTAAATTATTTATCATTCTATCAAAATCATTTATATGTATAAAATATGTTAACTCTGTATAATCAGGGGTATCTTCTTTTACACGGTAATTCAAGATAAATCCCGGAACTATACCTTTATATTTTGCAAATTCTCTCAAACCTTCTATCTGATGATAATGTATCTTTGCAACTTTATTTGTTCCCTTTTCTTTTTCAAAAGTATAAAATTTATCTTTAGTTGTTTTCAGTTCTAACGCCAACAACATACCTTCTTTAAACAAAAATGCGTCACAAGGATTTTGCCAACTAAACCTTGTACCTTTATCTTGCGACCAACTTTGCGGTGCATCATGCAATCTATGATACATTACATTTTCCGGAACAGAAGATTTAAAATTATTTTCAAATTTCTTACCTACATTTTGTGCCATATTTATTTATCCTTTTTCTCCATAATTATCTTTCTTCTTAACTCATTACACGTTTCATAACCTTTTGTGTAAAACAATCTATCTACATATATAACCACTTCATTAAAATCTACCTTGTTACCATCAAACCACTCAGTTCCAGGTATTCTAGCAAAATCATAATGATTATGACATGTTCCCTCTATACTCTGAATCCACGTACTAGGAGAGCAATATAAAGAAGTTATTTTTGAACCACCGCCATTGCTTCCTGATAAAGATTTAAGTCTTTGTATAATATTTGTCGTCTTCCCAATCTTTACATTTCCATTTGAACTCAACATTACATATATGTATATTTGTCCGTCTTCAAGTATAGGTATAGATTTCAACAATCTAATATTCTCTTTTGTGTATATAATAGGATAGTAAGAGACTATTTCTTTTTCCTTTTTATCCATAATTTAATTTCCCTTTTACAAATCTGATAAACTAGATTTCTCTACTTGAACGATTCCATCTTCATTGAAATATTTTCCAATCATTTCATCTGCTGATGTATCTGTATATAAATTAACCATATCAGCACTATCCCAACCAACGATTTCCTGTATAACATTTGACGGAATATTGTTTTCAGATAAGCTAGTAGTATAAAGATGACGTAAGCTATGCCAGTAAAAGTCTTTCCCTAAAAACTTTGTAAAACTATCAGTCCAACTATCCATTGTAGTAATATTCATCTGTTTATCATTATCCCATTCATTACCAACTTTTAAAGGGAATAACCATTCACTAGTAATTCCAAGTTTTTCTCTTTCTTCAAGCCATAATTTTAAGTATGGGTCGAACTGATTCTTTAAAACATATAAGTAAAGCAATTTACCCTTAGAACCTCTACCTTTAGTTACAACTTTTTCAGGTGTCTTATATAAAGAACCGAATATTACATTTTCATCTGTAAAATATGACACTTTAAAACGTGGAAGCTCTGCCTTTCTTCTTCCGGAACTATATGCAAGTGCAAGAACACACGCTTTCATATATTGCTCATTCTCAACTAAATAACCTAATAGATTTTGAATTTCTTCTGGTTCAAAAACTGTTTTCTCACGAACTGTTTCATTAACTGGATTCTCTATTTTCTTAATTACAGAACGGTATCCTTCATATTCTTCTTCTTCATCTAAAATATTTTCAATAAAGTTAGAAAGAGACGAGAGTACAGACTTTACTCGTCTTGTTCTTTTGGGACTCCATTGCCATTCATTGATTGCATAATTCTGAAATTTTGCAAATTCACGTTTGGTAATTTTAATAAATTCTTTGTTGTTATTGTTTTGTAAATTCCATACCCAGAATATATTTAAATCTTGTTCGTACTGATATATTGTAGTTTTAGCTCTATCTATTGATTTTAAATAATCAATAAATTCTTTCATAAGATATAAATTTTCTTCATTAACTTGTGCCAACAACTCTGGTGTTGTTATATTATTATAAACTGTTTTTCTTGCCATTCGTTTCCTCCTTTTCTTCTGTGACATAAAAATAGAGTAGGAGATTCCCTACTCTGTATCATCTATAATCTCATATGTGATTTCTATTGGAACAACAACCAATTCAGTATCTAATCCTGTGTCAGAATAATAATAACCAAGAATCGAATTTGCCAACTTTTCACTCATTGTCTTTGTAGCGATTTCAATATCTTCTACAAAATAATATTCTTTCTTAGCCGGTGTTTTCTTTAAATACAAAGTAGGAGTATCTAATGTAGCAATCACATACTTTCTTGTTTTCTTTTCTAAATATTTCTTCATAATTTATTATTTACTCCAATTCATGCGCTAACCATTTTTGATATAAATCTTTTGTTTCTTCTCTAAGAAAAATATAAACAATAATATCTTTTCCATCTTCGCTTATACCGGGATACATATCAATTGGAAACACTCTATGTTTTACATATCTTTTATATTGCACCTCGTTTACAATTCTACATACTTCTTTTTCTGTGTATGGACGAGGCTTTAAATTTGATTCAATATTCATATCCTTTTTCTCCTTTAAAGTAAAAAAAGGGGATATAACTCGAATAGTGAGTTACATCCCCTTTCTATAATAAAATCACTATTCAAATACTACTTTTTCTTGGTTGTTTTATATTTTGTTTTTTCAACAACTTCAATTTCTTCAACCATTGGTTCTAATTCTACATTAGTAGAAATAACATTTTCTTCTTCTTCGATTTCTACTTCTTTTTTAATTCCGTATGCTGCGTTAATTGCATCTATGAAATTTTCATTTAACTTATCCTTATAAGATAAATCACATTCATCAAATCTTGCTCTTACTTCTTCAATTGTAGCTGTCTGTGAATGATAACCAGATGCAGCACGGAATAACTTTTTACAATTCTCTGAGCAATAAATATTTCTCCACATTTCTAACTCTTTTGTTTCAGAGCATGTAGGACAAAATGTATATTTCTGTCCACAAACAATACATGTTTTATTATTCTTTTTAGCCATATTATATTTCTCCTTTATAAACTATAAATACTAAATGAGTCATATAATATGACTCTCAAAAGACTAGTAGGATTTGACACCTACTAGTCCTAAAATTATAAATTAATTATTCTTCATCCTCTTCGGCAATGTATACACTATACAATTCCTTATCTGCTGAACAATAATTTACCTGCAAAGTACCCTTATATTCCATCTGAGCATCTGTAGTAAGATTCAAACTTACTTCAGGAGATACCTGGAATGAAGGAAGAACAATGTAGCAAGCACGTAATGTGTCTGCACTACAAGGATCAACACAAAGAGCCTTTAATGTTAATCTTACAGTGCCAGGGAACTTGTCTGCTTTATTCTTAATAGCAACACCAGATTCTACATTTCTTGTATACTTAACAATATACTGAGTTTCAGCAGAATCTGTAGGAGGTGTAAGAACACCTGTGTCTTCTGCAAAACCAAATGCAGTAGTAGAAGCAGATGTAGACTGAGTATAAGCCTTACCCATTGAACCATTTGTGCTCAATGCATTAACAGTTACTGTACCAGCAACAAAGTTTTTAAGTTCTACAGTTTCACCAGCCTTAACAGTGATAATCTTAGGCATAGCAATAGCTAACTCACCTGCACCAGCATTAACTTTACCTTCACCAGAAGCTGCTCCAAGAATATTAAGGTTTAACATAGCGTTGTTAGCCGTAAACTCACCAGCCTTACCCTGGTAGAAACGCTTAATCAATGTACCTGTAGCATCAACTGCGTCCTTAGATTCTGCTGTAATATCAATAGTTGCATCTGCTAACTGAGTTAAAGTGTAAAGTAACTCACCATCAAATGTTTCAGCAACACCGTACTGAATTCTGTCAATAATAATGTCATCTAATTTAAATGCCATAATTTTTTTCTCCTTTCAATTTTTAAAATAAAAAAGAGAGCACTTAAGCTCTCATTAATAACTTATTTATTTGTCATCAATGTCTCTCATAAAGTTGAATAGTTTTTTATCCACTTTAGAAAGGTCACACATACCTGAATACATTCCTGAATTCAAAGCAACAGTGCTTTCATATATTTGCAATCTTTGAACACTATCCATAAATTGAACAATACCAACTTCTCTTAATTCATTTAAGTTATATTTAAATCCCGGATGATTTACACAGGAAGACACAAGTGGAAGTAACGTTGATTTAGAACCCTCATTTTGTACTTTTACCAATTTCTCACGTTCTTCTTCAATAATCCATTCCTTTGTAGTTTTTCCTTTTGCTTTCTCTACTTTGGGATATATATTAAACATTGACCTTAAATATTCCGAGATGTGTTTATATGTATCTTCATCTATTTCAATAACTTGCTCTTGATTATATAAAGTAATAACAGTAGAATCGTTTTCTTTATATGAATAAAGTTTAAATAAACTAAAATCAATGTCACCAAACAAAATACTTGTAGCATTGATATTCAAAAATCTAATCAAAGAACAAAACAATTCATAATCTGTAATATTATTCCAATCAATGCCTGCATCCCACAATTGAACTCTATAAGAAGTTGGGTTTGATACAAATACATGTAACATTGAGTAAAACTCTTTTTCACCAAATATCAATATATCATCTATTGTAGGTTGATTAATAGTGATTTGACCTTGTTTACAGTTAATAGTATATGGTTCTCCGAAATACATTTTAAGTTTATCAAAATCAAATTTTGGTGAATCTGTCATATTTGTTACCACCACCTTGTACACTATTAGGTGCTTCGATTTTGAATTTAACAGTTCTTGCGTAATATTTACTATCAATAATATCTTGAAAATCATTTACACATTTTAATTGCATACCTAATGCGTTAGTCCAACACAACAAGTCCTTAATAATATAGCCCAACAAATCATGTCTAGGTATTTTGTATTCGGTTTCCATATCATCTTCATGAACTAAACACATTACAATTAAATATTGATTTTTAATAACATTATTGGTATAAGAAACATCACTATCATCCATATCAAACATAACAAAATTCAGCACCTCTTTTTGCAAACCATTAAGTTTCAACCAAGGCACAATTTGCTTGTGCTGAATTTTTTCGTTATAATCTTCAATTTCTTGACGTTCTTTTAGTTCTTCCTCTGTTGGATTGTTTTTATCAGCAAATTTATTCAAAGGCCTTTTAGGTTTTTGACCTAAAATTTCAATTAAATCAGGGTCTTCATTAAACATTTCTTCCAACTTCTTCTTCTTCCAAATAATGTCGTTATTCTTTGTGTCTTCTAAATCCCTTGTAATTTTTCCTATATCTCTTATCATTCTGCCACCTCCACTTTAATAGAAGAGTAATATTCTCCATCAAAATCACTTACTGACAAAATGAATTCTTTACCTTTGAGACTTGATGCCTTTGCAGATTTCAAAGCAAGAACAGATTTATCAAATTTTGTTAACTTCATAAGACCAATGTAATATGAATGTTCATCTTCTGTATAAATGTTTTCTTCATCAACCAACTCAATTCTCCACTGAGGATCTATGTCGGTATCAGAAAACTCAACTTCAAAGTAATAGGTTTGCCCTATTGTTAAAAGCGTTTCTATTCCTGTTTCAAGTTCACCGTTTTCATTGATCTTCATCCATTTAATTTCGGAAGTTTTTGTTATGTCTGCTTCATCTTTTGTAGGCTCATCTAATCTAATATCACCTTCGTCTGTGTAATAATCACAAATACGAAGTTCAACATTATCTCGTTTTTCATTAAGTTCATCTTGCTTAATTGAAAGTTTAATGATGCCTTGCGGATTTATATCTGTAATTTTTGTTACCTGATAAATTTTTGGTTCTAAGTCATTGTTTGACATAAAGAATCGTTGCATATAAAAAATTGTACGAGTATCACACAATCCAAGTTTCTCTAATTTATCGCCATACACATGATATGTGTCAGGTATAAACGAAGACGTGAGATTATCACTAGACATTGAAATATCGTCTCGCCAAATTCCACTAGTGTAGGAGTTTGCATTCTTACTACATGCCCAACAATTCATCATCTTACCTTTATAAATCCATCGGAAGTCCCAATCACATTTCAAAATCATATATCTAACATAAGCATTTGCTTCATCCCGACCAACAATAATCCACCATTGAGTTCTGTTTTCTACCGGCTGACTAAAAGGATTTAACCTTTCTTCTTCTGATAAATTAATATCAAAATCCGTATCATCCGGTACAATAACATAACTACCAACTGGATAATGTACCTTTGGTCTAAACTGTAAATAATAATCCACAGCATCTTTTGAGATAGAAGGAGCAGAGTGGAATTGATACTTTGCATCTTCCCACTTCCAACCTTCCTTTGTTAGAATATATACTTTTTTATATGTAGGGTCTAATGTAAAAGTGTTATTCATAATTACATCAGATTGAGTTCTTTTGACTTGTCCGAGAGTATTCCCACGAGAAGATAAGTAATTTTTATAAGAGGAAATATTCATAATATCAACCTCCAATCTTATCAATCAAAGAGTGTGCATCCAACACAAGTTTCCTATAAGCCTTATAATCAAAATCTACTTTTTTCGATTCAATCAGCGCAGCTTCTAACAAACTCATAATTGCCACAATTTCGGTAGGATAGGAGAGTAGTTTGTTAAACCCATCCATCTTTCTCATCAACCCGTCAAAATATTTATCAAAATCTACATTGAGATATTCATCTTTTGTTTTTGGGTCTTTGTATATTAAGAGCCAAAATAATTCTTTGTGTAACTTAACTTTATAGTTTTCCATTTGTTCATCAGCAAAATAACCATATAAATGTTTCATGATTATTCACCATCCAGATAAGAGTTCCATGCATAGCCTCTGTCAGCTATCATGCGTCTCTGTTGTTTTTTACAACTATTTAATAAATTCTGAAGTTCAGATAAGTGGGCTGATTGTGAATAGAATTTTTCTTCTTTAGAACCAAACATCTGAGCAATATTATTAATACTATTAATCTTAGGTTCTAACCAAGCAACAACTACACCAAGAGTCAATACTTCTGTAACAAATTCTACATCAGAAAATTCGTCAACAGAGTATTTCATTTCATAAGAAACCTCTTGTATCTCGTCATCTAAACTAAAAGTTTTAAACAATCTACGAACATATGGATTAGCAGAAGCAGAATGAATCCAGTCACACAATAATTCATTCAAATCATCTTCAGATAATTCTATAAAGTCATAAGCCTCAATTTTACTAAAGAGGCGAGAATAAATTTGGTTATAAGTTAAAGAGGTCATAAATTACCTCCTTTGTACTAATTAAATAATCCGGTCATTAACATAAGTTCTGTATCAAAGATTTCATCAAGAATTTTAATTTTCTGTACACTGTCAAGAGTTCCATTGCTAATCATTTGAGAAGCAATATTCTTAATAGATTCTTTTGCTCCTTCCGGAAGTGAAAGGATAGTAGTCTTCATACTCTTGGCAGGAAGTTCGGTTAATACATCTTTTAAATCTTTAAATGAATACATAGACGCATAAATCTTATTAAGCTGAGGAAACTGTGCAATAATATCCTCGTCTTCAATAATAAAATACGGCTTGCTAATATAACTTACGTTAGAACGAATTGCAGCAACAATGTCCTGATATTCAACTTCTGTCACATCACCATTGTCTGACCACTCATACATAATATGACTCTTAATACCAGACATATATAAACCACCAGAAGTAATAGAACGACAAGGAATACCGTCTGTTGCTTCAAATTTCTTAGGTTCTCTTTTTGCAACTGTTTCAACAACTTCTTCAATTTCATCTTCAACTGTTTCAACAACTTCATCTGTTTCTACAGCAATATCTACTGAAGGGTTATCAGTTTTGTTAATAAATCTATTTGTTTTTTTCATATTATTTGCCATGAAAATTTTCTCCTTTTATTCAAAATAGGAGAGGGTATAGAAACCCTCTCCGATATGTTTAATTAAATTACGCAAGCTGCCATACACCGAAGTATCTACCGATCTGAGTACCAATACCCATTGCTCTCTGTACTTCATACTTCATTGTGTCATCCATTCTTTCACCCTTTTCAGTTACTTCGTAGATTTCAGTTTCACCAACATCTACAAACTTAACGAACTTGTTCTCAACCTGAGGAAGAATTAACAACTTAGTAGAATCAACCAACTTCTTAGTTGTGTCATTCAGAGCGAATCTCTGAGGAATTTCCATAAGAGTTACACCTTCGTAGTAACCAAGTCTACCCATGTTTGCAACATCTTTCTTCTGGTCTTCAGTAACCCATTCAATATCAGCAAGAGCAGTAATCTTCTTAAGGGCTGTCTTTGTACCCATAATAATTACAGGAACATTGTCGTTAGCGATTGCTACGTCTTCAATTAAAGTATCAAACTGATCCTTAACAGAAGCTTCTAAAGCACCTGTACCTTTGAACTGTGCAGGAAGTTTGTCACCAACGTTCATAACCTGTGCATACATTTCATTCTGAATCTGAACAATAAATGCTCTAGCACAAGCATCTGTCAACTTAGCCCAATCATAACGACCAGCAAGATACAAGTCGATATCAGCACCTACAGCAATACCATATACAGAAGTGGTTACTGTGTAGCTTTCACCAGCACCAAGTCTCTGGAGGGTGAAGTCATGATGATCTCCAGAAATCTTAGAAGCTGCTAAAACAACATCTTCCTCTGTCCAGAATTCCTGAGAATCTCCACGAGCAACATTTCTTTCTTCTACGAACTGCTGGAACCATTCAGACTCCTTGAAGCCAGTTTCAACCTTGATGTCGATTACTTCTTCAATTACCTCGAACAATTCAGAACCGTACTTCTTCATAGCACGTTTTCTATCTCTCTTGGTAGACTTTTCATTGATACCAAGAATGCTAAATACATAATTACGAATCTTTGCGTTAGCATCTGCTGTAGATACTCTTGCACCATCTTCGTCATAAATTTCAATACCATGAGCTAAGTCATAGCTTAAATTTCTAAAACCTTCATAGTTATCTTCTGTACCGAAGATACCCTGTAATCTTTCATTCAACTCAGAAAACATTAATTTATTTCTCATTATATTTTATCCTCCTTTCTACCTAATTACGCTACCACAAGCTTCTTATCAGCAACGGATACAGTCTTACCTGCCTCCGGTGTACCTGTGAAACCTTCTGCGGAAACTTCAAATACGTCACCAACTGCGAGTTCATAACCTCTTACGATGTCACCAGCAGCATTATAGAAGTTAGCTTCAGCCTTGAATTTGTTAGTCCATTCTTCAGCAATAAATGCCTGCATATAAACAAGCAACGAATCCCCCGGATTTACAACTTCGATATACCAGTTTCCGTTTGCTGCCTGTTTCTGGATTACACCTTCAAAAGTTGCAGCGGTGTCTTCTTCATAAAGGTCAAGGTCGATAAAATCACCCTTTTTAACGAGATTACCATTGTCGGTATCTGTAGCTAATTCAATGTTATAAATGTGCTTTCCACCATTCTGTGCTAAAAGCTTAGAAGGGAATGCAACGGCATGCTTTTCAATTGCATATTTAATCATTTTCATTTCTCCTTTCAGAATTTTTTACATAAAAATAACACCTGTAAAAAGGTGTTTGTTTTGGGTTATTTGGTTAATAATTCATAAGACCATATAAAGCCATAGGCACTTTTGCGCTTACCATTACATACTTGATTGATATGTCCATAATCATAATCAGGATGCTGAATTCTCAAAAAACCAACATTATCAAAGCAAGCAATGAGATTTAACTGCTTATCATATTGATAAATTTTTCTGTTATATGTATCAACAAATTTATGTTTAGAATTAAAATCAAAATCTTTTTTCAACAAGTCATAATAAATAAAATGCTTATTATAATAATGACAAATACTATCATTCAATGTTTGATACAAAGACGCTCGATTAAATTTATAATAATCCGCAGCATCTGTAACACTATTAAAAATAATACTATCTTCAAAACAGTATAATTTTCTGCTACGACCAGAGTAATTATCTTTATAAAAAACAAATTTTACGCCATCAGGAATATCTTTATATGGATTATTTTTTATTAATTTTTGTTTTTCTAGAATTCCAAATTTCATTGCTTCGTTTAAATATTTTGTAATTGTTCTAATTTTTATTCCAGTTAGTTCAGATATATTATCTAAGAAAATGGAATCTTTCTTATAACAATTTATTACTTTTAAAAACATAGAATCTAAAGATTTTATATTACACTCATTCCAATCAATATTGGATAAATCAAGAATACTATTTAAAGCATTAATAATAGACTGTTTGATATATTGATATCTATCATTTTTATAATCACAGTCTATACGAATAATGTGATACCCATTATCAGTTGCTAATTGGTCTTTTATCCGATCAATATCAAGCAATTCCTCTGGTGATATTTTTGACATGTTACGATGCCCATGTCCTAAACCACCATCTGTTTCAATAATGTATTTAGAACCATTGTAATCAAATCTAAAATCATAAATATATTTTTGCGTCCATGTTTTATCTGAATAATGATAATCAAAACTAATGTTTAATTGTGTAAGAACATTCGCCATAAATTTTTCCGGATAAGAAAACCCATCATTACAAGTAGGACAGGATACGTGTTTATTTCTAACCACATTAACAATTTTTCTTTTATATTCTTTTTTACAACATGGACATATAAAATCAGTCTCTATAGTAGAAGCCGTTCCATTATGAGCGTCTTCTCTGTTTTTAAATAAATGAACCAATTCTGGAAATTCTTCATCTACATATTTTTGTGGAAGATTTACCCACATATTTTTCCTCCTTTGTAATAATCAAAAGAGGGTAGAAGTACAGTCTACTCTCAAGGGGCAAAATCGAAAAACAGTCGAAAGCCCTAAAAACAGACATAATAAAAGACTTGGCGAATTACCAAGTCTTAATTACTTAGAAAATAATGAACCATAACGGCTCTTTTTATTACCCTTGGTCTGAATAGGTAATCTAGTCATACCAACAGTTTTCTTCTCAGGTTCAGCAGAGAAGTTGAGACTACCGCCCTTGGCATAAGCCAATAAGATTTCGTCAGCCTTTGCAGAAACTTCTTCAACAGATAAGTCAAAGTGATTATCTCTCAATTCTGTAAACTCTTTAGTTTCAGCAATCTTTGCATAAGCTTCGGAATTAATAACTTCCATCTTAGCAGGCTCTGCTTCATACTTAGCAAGTTTTTCAGAGATAGCAGAGTAGTTAG